ATGTACAGAGTAATGAAAGATTTTTCTCATGATGAAATAATAATTAATACACATTATATAAGACCACGAAATAGAGAAGAAGATGATTCTTTATTAGTAGTAAGTAAAAATATAAAAACAGGAGAAAAGATAATGAGGGAATATCCAAAACCTCAAGTACCTGTATATATATTATCACCTAAATATAAAAAGAAAGATTATTTAGAATTTGCGAAAAAAGAAGAGCTAGAAGAACATTGGGTCAGTTATAGATATAGAGTATTTGAATTAGCTCGTTTATTGAAGTTCAATGATTTTACAGATAAATTAAGAAAGAAACAAGTAGAAGCTAATCATATACATTTAGATAAAAGATTATTTGGTACAGATTTACATATAGAAGATTTAGTAATGAAAGAATATTTTAAATTCTGTCTTAATAGAGATGAATCCGGTAACATAGTGATAGATTTCCCTAAAATAGATCATTTCGATATAGGGGGACTAGATATAGAAATAGATGTAAAAGAAGAAGCAGAAAGAGAAGATCAACCTGTAATAGCTAATACAGTTATAGATAATAAATCTTGGAAAATTTTAACCTCTTGTTTGATCAATGATAAATATAAAGGTCAAAAAGAAGTAATGGAAGATATAGATAAATTTAAAAAAGAATTCCATCAAATATTATATGACCATATAGAGAATATAAATGTAGATGAAGATGATCCAAAGAAAAAAGCTAAAGTAGAAGCTACAGTTAAAAATTTAATTCATAGTATGGCTGATCAATTAGATTTAACTTTAACTTTCGAAACAGATGAAAGAGAAGTTATTAGAAAACCTGTTGAATTTTTATTTAAGAAAGCTAATCCTGATATATGCTATATTTACAATGCAATGTTCGATATAGGACATATGAAAATAAGAGCTGAAAAATTAAATATGGATTATGATGAATTATTTCAATTTAGACCTGATACACCAAAATATACCAGTTTTAATTATCATAATGATGATCCAGATCCAAAGAAAAGAGAGCATTATTATAATGCATATAATCCAACAAAAATAGTAGACCAATTATTACAATATGCACAATTACGTAGAGGTAAATTATTTGCTTCATATTCATTAGATGCTGTTACTAAAAGAGAGATTGGTGTATCTAAATTAGATTATTCTAAAATATGTTCTTATATTGGAGATTTTCCATATGTAGATTTTAAAATGTTTATTATATACAACATCATTGACGTTTTTATGATGTTAGTGTTAGATAGAATGACTAATGATTGTTATTCTCAATTATATACTAGACTAAATTTATGTACTGAATGGGGAAGAATAGCTAAACCAATGAAAAGAACTGTTAATGTTTTTGATACATTAGCAGACGTACAAGGATTTATAGCAGGTAATGAAATAAATGCTTTATTTGTTAAATTAAATAGAGAAAGATTAAAGAAAATAGAAAAGGCTAATCCTGGATTATATAATGTTATTATGCAATTAAGAGCTGCTAATACAGATGACAAAAATGATAACCCTTACAGAATACAAGGAGGTCACGTAGCAGATCCTAATAAGATCAGACAAGGAACAGCTAAAAATAATATTTATGATTTTCCAGTAAATGTATTTCGTAAATTAGTTAATTGTGCAGATTTAGATGCTGCATCAATGTATCCTAATAATATTATAGCTAATAATGGTAGTAAGACTACTTTATATGGTATATTACAATCTATTAATGGTAAAACAGGAGATAATTTACCACAAAGAGCTAATCTTGCATTATTGAACGAAAATTTCTCTTCTATAGGGGAACATTTCTTTAATTTACCAAATGTAGAAAATATATTACAAGATTATTATGAAGTTAAACCAGTATACAAAAGAAGAGTGCCTGAAATATCAGGATATAATACGGTGGATATTAATTTTGATCCTAAAAATAAATTTATGGAGAAATATCGTAAGTTATTATGGAAAATGCAAAATAGTAAATATGATCCTAAAGATGTAGAAGCTGGTGTTCAACCAATAAGTAAATATTTCTTATCTAATGATAATAATTATATAAGATTTTCTTATTATAATACATTAATAGAATTAAAATTAGAAGGTGAAGGCACTTTCAATGAATTATGCGGTTTTAAAAATAAAGGATTCATATGTGGTGAATTATTAATGAAAGATGCTATTATAAAAGATAGACACGAAGATTATATTTCTTATTTAGCTCCATCTGGTAACTATCCTAAATTAGGAGAAACATTATTTAAAAGGAACTTTACAGATGAAGAAATGTTAGAAATGATACAAGCCAAAGTTAAACCATTTACGATGAATTTAAATGGACATAAATTTAATGCTATGGGAAGATTATTATTTTGGGATAAAGATAGTGCTTTATACCCATTACATGGAACATTATCTGAAGTAATAAATGACAGAGGTGCTGTATCAGAATCAGGTGTTTTATTACAATTAAGAAATAGTTACGATATAGACAAAAATAATAGATTGCAAGTAACACAATCTATAATGTTATATAAAAATTAAAATAGGTGAGTATAATGATAAAAATAAAACTTAATGATGAAAAATATAAAGAAAATGGACCTGATTTATATGAAATATATTTTAAAAATTATTCACATATAGATAATGGTAGAAATAGCATGATTTATTTCTTAGCAAAAACTACTCATAGCAAAGATAGTATAGTAGGTGACTTAATTTCTAATAAAGAACGATTGATGGTTCTTATTAAAGATAGAATAGATTCTGATCAAAGAAAAAGATTTTAAATGTAATGCCCCCAATAGGGGGCTTATATTATTATCTTAAAAATATTAAATTATATATTATGAATGTGGATAGAAAATAAAAAAAATAATAAGGGAGATGATTTTTATGTTAAAGGCAAATCACTATTTCAATGGAGCAATTCATTTTGAATTAAGACACGATCTTAAACTCGTTGTCAATCATAATATTATTATAGATGGTTATGAACATACATCGTTCGTAGATTTAATTATTTTAGAGGGTAACACTCAAGAACTATTCAGAATAGGTGCTAGAATAAATATATTAGACCTAACAGATAAAGTTAACTTGTTATGCAATACTTTAAAAACATTTATCAAAGGATATGTTCAAGACAGAGTAGGGTTGAGAGATACTGTATTGAAAGATCTAATTAGAACTTTAGTAGTTTACCCGGACGTGTTCAAAACATCTTCAATTCTTTACAGACAACTTAAGAACACTGTATTTACTTTGATTGACGAAGAAAGTTATCACTATGTAACAGTATTCGACGCTCATTACGACGAAGAATCTGGCGATCATATAATTAATAAGTACATTAAATATAGAGCAGGATACGAACTTTTTGAATTATGTGAAACCAGAGACGAAGATGGAGAAATAGAATACTGGAATGGTGACGAAGATAATGACGACGACTACGATGATGACGATGTTATAGAAGAAGAAGTCATTGAAGAAGTCGTTGAAGAAACTATCGAAGAAGCTCAAGAAAAAAGAAAAGAATTTGAAAAAACAGTTATAGAAAAGGAAAGAAACAAATATGCACCAATAAAAGATGATGAATTAAATGCTTTATTATGTGATGTTAATGATTCTATGGTGTGGAAGTTAGATAGAGTCGATTCAAGGGAGAAACACGACTTTACAGTATTTCCATTTGGAAAGTATTATTTTGAAAAGGATTAGGAAAATAACACAACAAAAGTATTCCATGATGCACCTCAGTCTAAAGAAGAAGTAATGAAAAAATTCTACTATAATCTCGATCTTATTCATGAATATGACAGATTTGAAGATGTATGGGATGTACCAAGAGAAGAATATATCTGCGAAATAAAAGAAATGGAAAAATACATCGAAGAACATACATTGGACGAAATTTGTTCACCTGAAGGAAGATACTTCTTCGTAACAATGCTGAGAAACATTTTAGTAACCGATCATGATATGTATCAAGTCAAAGACGGTACTTGGCATTATGATGATAGCGAAAAAGAAGTAAAAGAAGATGTAGAGTAAAAATACGTTAAAATAAAGAGCCCCCATTGGGGGCTTCTTTTTTTGTCTCCTTAAAATAATATTTTTATATATAATATATATGATATTAAAATAAGGAGGTGATTCACATGGATGTACTCTTTACATCTCCACATAACCTGTGGTTACTGATGGTAATACCAGTTATGGTTGGATTTGCCCAAGGTATGGAACATCTGTTCATGCTAAAACAAGAATATGATCTAACAGAGTACGACATAGTTGTTATGTTCATACTCCATATAGTGTAGGAGAGCACTATATGGAGTATGTTCTCTAGTAATATTATCGTATTATCTGTTATAATTTTAGTAGGTTTAATGTTTACTACTGAATTATATGATATATTGTTAGATCACAATCTTATGTTTAGATTTTAAATATAAGATTATATTTCATTATTAAAAATATAAATCCTCCTTATGGGGGATTTTTTTTTACCTATTTAAGTAGTGAAACTCTGGGATTATACTGTTATAGAAAGGAGAAACCTAACTTTGGCTACTGATAAAAATATAAATAAAGTACGAAAAGAATTAGAAGCTAATAGACAACAATTAGAACAAAGTTCGAAGGAAATAAAAGGGTATGGTAGAACAATTAGTAAAATAATAGATCCTACTACTAATGATATTAACTTTGATAATATATCTGTATCTAATGCTAAATCTATATCGTCTAATCTTTTTAATATGCGTGGTAAAGATTCCCAAACAGATTATCAAATATCACAACTCTTATATGCTCAAATGTCAGGTGCTAATGACTTAACAGAAGATGCTCTAGAAGAATTAATAATGTCACATAGACATTCTTATAAAGAATATGATATATTAGTAAAGGAAATGTCAGAAATAGGACGTGCTCTTGATTTAATGGCATCAGATGTAGTATTTCCAAATGCTATTGGTAAATCAGGTCTTAAGATTACATTTAAGAACAATGATGAAAATAAAAATGGAGAACGTGTATCTGATTTATTAAAATATTTAAGACCACTAGACGATATATCATTAACATTATCTTCGAAAAGATTATATTCATTTAATTTGGAAAGAGAATTAATGGATAGAGTTAAGTCTACAATGAAATATGGTGCAACTTTAGTAGTCACAATACCATATTCAAATATAGCAAATGATTTATTATATGATGCTTATAAAAGAAATAAAATATTAGGGGAAAGTTATTTACCGAATGAAGAAAAGACTTTCTATATAGATGATGTACAAACTGATGTTATAGACAGATTACAAGCAGCATATGAAAATAAAAGAAATAACCAATTGTCTGACGTAAAACAGGCTATGGGAGAATCTTTTACTTATAATCTATCACCTATAATAGGAAGTGAAAAATCATCATATGGTTACGACTTAATAGATAATCTATTTTATTCACAAGAAGATGTTGACAGTTTAGCTTCTGCTATACAAGACTCTATTAAATTAGATAAAGAATTAGTAACTGGAAATGAAAGTTATATTAATCCTGGTATAGCTAATGGTGACGTATATGATCTAATAGCCAGTAAAGAAGATATTATGGATAAAATAAATGATACTTTATTTACTGATATGGAATTTGCTAAATTAGAAGAACTGAAAGAAAAACGTAAGTTAAAATTTAATATAGATAAAATACGTGGATGTACTTCTGATATATTAGATCTTAAACGTACATTACCTTTATTTATTAAAAATGAACTTATGGGAGTTCTTGTAATTAAAGAAGAAAATGAATTCAATAATATGAGAATGGGAACATCTTTAAAAATGTTATTAACACCTGAACAAACAGAGATGTACTCAATGAGTAATGTCAATAGTAGTACAAAAGAGCAAATGAGACGTATTATATTAGATGATATGGGAAATACTTTACGTAGAAATATTTCTAAAAAATTATTACGTAATAACCCGACACTAATAGAAGATATCGAGTATCTTTTAGATGAATTAGAAATAGGTGCTCTGTTAAAAACTCGTGTTAGATTTATACCAGCAGAATATATAACATTTTATAAAACCGGTGAAGGACCTATGGGAACAAGCTTTATAGAAAAATCTAAAATGTATATTAAAGCTGCAATAGAGTTAATTAAAAATAATATGTTGAATAAATTATTTATGGATAAAGATACTTTTATTTTTAAAATACCTCATAGTAATGATGCATCTGTAGCAACAATGACACGTAATGCTATTAGATTATTTAGATCTACTATGCCGACATTTGAACATTTGGCTAATAGTGATACTATTAATAATACTTTAGCAAACAGAAGAACTATCATAATTCCAAAATTACCTTCAGGAAATGATTTATTTGAAATAGAAAAATTAGACCAAACGAAACCTGAACCATTGGATCAAGAGTTCTTAGATAAGTTACGTAATAATGCTACAGCTCCATTTGGTTATCCAGCAGATATTTTAGATCCTAATGGTAATATCGATTTTGCTAAAAAGATAGCTCAAATAAACTTAACTACTGCTATGACAGTAATGACCTTACAAAATGAAATGACTATTCCTATATCAGAAGAATGTACTAGAAGAATAAGATATTTGACTGGTAATGAGAAGTTAGAATGCATAATTGAATTCGATCCTCCTCGTGAATTAATGGATACAGCATTAAATGAAAGCTTAAATCAAACAAATACTATTTCTGAAATATATGAAAAAATTATAGATGAAGACACTAGTATAGAAGAAGAAAATAAGGAAATAGCTAAATATTATGTAAGAGAAACATTATTAAAAGGATTGGTAGATTTACAACTTATTGAAGATGTTAAAGAAAGATACTCTATTGAAGGAGTACCTAGTACAGAAGATATTGATAATTAAAATTTGAAAGGAGAATTATAATGGTGAATAATGAACTACTAAAAAGGGTAGGTATTAAAGAAAATTTTGTAGAATCTAAGAGAAAAGTATTTAAAGAATCTTATTTTGATATAGCTATTAAATATAAGAAAGCTACTATATCTATGGAAAATACTAATCTTAAGAATTCTATTAATGAAATTATTACTTTTAAATCTGGACACGCTGAAGGATTTGGAGATAAAGTAAAGGCAGGTTGGGATACATTTATAGAAAAGCTTAGAAAATTATGGCATGATTTTATTGACGGATGCCAAGCTTTAATTAAAAAGATTACAAGTTTCTTTTTAAAAAGAAAAATAGAAAATATAAAGAAGAAATACTTACAGCTTAGTCACTTAGATCTTTCTAAAGGAGATATAATAGTATATGCAGCTAATTCTATATTAGATCTTATGGATCTGAGACGTGAAATTCGTGACAACGAAATTATTGACGATGTGATTATAAAATTTAGAAATATCACAAAATATTTACACAATCATCTAATAAATTTTTTTAAAGATGCAGATAAAATAATAAAAAATCCTGATTCTATGAGAACCGTAGTTACAGATGGATTAATAGATACTGCTACAGATGATTTTAATAAATATAGACAGGAATTGAAAGAAGCTGTTAATAAAATCGCTAAGGAAGAAAAAGATACATATATAATATCAGAAAAAAATTTAGAAAAAGTTAAGAAAACTGCTAAAGACTTAATGAAAGCATATGAAGATGAATATTCTTTCTTTGTAGGACAATTAACTATGATAGATGAACTTATGTCTTCGAAAAAAGATGTTATAAATGAACTTCATAACGTTATGCATAGTTCAAAAGAAGATACAAGAAGTCTTCAAAGTCTTTATGCCACAATTCGAAAAGTTGAGGTCGACGTTATATTAAATATAAAGGAGATAACTAAGGAATTCAGTACTTTCTTATCATGTATTGACATCACAACTAATTTAGACAAAATATATACTGGAAAAGCTAGACCTTCTAAAGATTCTAAAAATTCAGTTAAAAAGGCGTAAGAGGAGTAGACATGATATTATTTATTAATAGTGAACAACTTTCTTCTAATGTGGTTCCTTATAAACAAATAGCTGATCTAAATGTATTTGAAATTAACTTTCGAAACAACGCTGTTTTAAAAGAGAATATGTTAGAATTAATTTGTAATTTTATAGATGCTTTATCAGGAGAAGAAGAGAAATTTCTTTTAATAATAAATGATTTAGATGATGCACTAATGAATTTAGATAAAGTGCCTGAAGAAATGGCTAATATAAGAAGATCACTTTTTAGAGATGAAGTACAATTATATAGTAAATTAGTAAAATCAATACAATAATATGACCCCCATTGGGGGTCTTTATTTACACGTCTAACATACAGTTAATTATTTATTATTATATATAATATTATTGGATAGAAATTAATAATATATATGGAGGTAATAAAAATGAAAAAAATTGATGAGAAAAAATTGTTATTTGTCGTAGAATTAGTATTTGTTGTTTCATTTATTACTAGTATTATTGTGAGTATTTTAATATAATTTTGGAGGTATAAATATGAGAAATATGAATGAATTAACAGCTGATGAAATAAGACGTCTAATGAGATCAATGGTTTCTTCTGGTTGGGATAACACTAACGCTGATTGGTACGATGTAACAAATGCAACTTGGGATAGCATCCATGGAAGATTATGTCGTATTATTAACAACTTAGATGATTCACAATTAGTAGATAATGATGTTGTAGTCGTAGAGTATGCTGTTGAATAATATTTTTACAACCTCTTCGGAGGTTTTTTTTTTTTTGTTTGTATTAGCGTTACGAAATTATATATTATATATATGATAGAAATAAAATAAAATTTTAGGAGGTAGCACTATGATGCTAATTTTAAAGATAGCCGTTACGGCTATCATGATAATATTAAATTTCTGGATGGGAGAAATCACTATCCAGAAAATAAGAAAGGAAAAGGAGGTTGCAGTAATAATGGTTACAGTTGCATTATTAACTGCAACTGTACTTTTAACTATATGGATTGGAGGTCAAACACTTCAATCCATATTGGAATTTCTTGATGATTTATTAAGGGTAAAATAATCCCTTAATAATTGTCGTCAAAATAAAGACCCCCATTAGGGGGTCATTTTATTTTTTACCTGGTAAAGTTAATTCTTCACCTTTGTCTAATTGTATTTGCCAATTCAGAAAAGTTCTAGCTTTTTCTAAATCTTCTATCCCGTTTTTTCTATCAGCTCTCATTAAATAAGTAAAATAAGATCCTTTAATCCAGCCTCTAAATTCTTCAGGTGTTAATAATCCTTTTACTAAGTCTATAGCCTGAACATCATTACCATCCACATTAAACATATAGTGTTTAGGCTTATTTACCATATCATTATCTGGAATTTCTTTTACTTCTTCTATTTTATTTTGAGAAAATTCTTTTTCTTTTTGATGTAGCCGATAAACAGCTTCTAAAGGCCAAACTATAGCACGACCTCTACCAAATCTATTTAAAGAATGTTTATCCTTTATACAACGAAATAAAATTCCTTTTACGGATTCACCTTGATAAATCTCATAGAATTGTTTTCTTAATCTCAACTCTAACTTTTCGTATTTGACTAAACTATCCTTTTCTCCGTCTGTACATCTGTCGATAATTTTTTCTAAAGAACTATCGCTTTTTTGAGCTAAATTTAAAGCTGTTTCATTTAATGTAATAGCTAAAGGATCACTTATAATTAAATTACCAAAAATATCTTTATATTCATCAGATCTACATATAGACAATAATTCCTTATATTCTGATATCTCTTCACTTTCATCAGCTAATTCAGCTTGTTTTTCTTTTAATGCTACTATAGCAGCTAAAGGCCATGCAATATTTTTACCTCTTCCGAAATTTAATAATTGTTGTTTATCCTTTATCTTCTGATCTATATAATAAGAAACCGAATTACAATCAAAAATTTTATAGAATTGTCGTCTTAATTTTAACTCTAATTCTTCGAACTTAACTATGTGGTACATTTCTAATTTTACATATTTATTTATTATATGTTCTAATTCATAATCCGCTAAATGACCAATATTCTTTCCGATACTATTTGTTTTCATTTCTAGTGGCTGTCCATTACATAATCCCCCAAAAATATCTTTATATACGTCTGATTTACACATAGCGATCAGTGCATTAGTTACTTTTTGTAATTCACTATTATCGTTCACATCATCATATTCACCAATAGTAACGTGTTCTATTTCATCCTTCTTATTATTCTCTTCCTGATAAGTCTGTAAAGCTTCATTATTAGATATTTTATCATATAATCTCCAAGATATAGATCCACCTATTTTATTATCTAATTTCAGTAACTCCTCTTGCGACTTATTTGCTATTGTCAGATGGTCCTTTACTTCTACATTACATTGAGAACATTCATAATCAATGTCCTCTATTTCTTTAGATATTAATTTAAGAGTACCTTCTCTTTTTTTTCTAAGACGACTATTTTCTTGACCTTCTAGGAATATTAAAGTTTGAACGGACAAAAGATCTTCATAGGATAACTGATTCATTTTCTTTATTATTTCAGGCATATCAATTTTGATACCACTTAATGCTCTGTTAAAAGATCTATTAGTATTCTCTAGTATAATAGAAACTTGATCATTCGATAATCTTTGATCCATTATAAATTTTTGTATTTCTGTTATTTTATCCATTCATTTTCACATCCTTTTCCATTTTCTTCACAATACAAAATAAATTACATGGTATTTGTGATATCAGAGTCTTTATATACATTTTAAAAGTGATTATGTCTATAGAATGTTTCTTGAATAAATCTTCTAACTGAAATAAAGAATCTAATTTTGGTGGATTTTTGAATATCAGTGAGAGAACCTCATGTCGAAAAGTGTCCAATGCAATTAGTCTATATTTTTGCTCTTCTTTTAAAAATTCTTTAAGATACTTGTATCTTTCATCGTCTACATCATACTCTTTTTGTATAGCGTCTTCTAATTCTTCATCTGTTAGTTTACCTATAGTATCCCAAACTACATTTGAATCACTTTCAATGTTATAAGGTAACGCATATATTCTGCCTTTAGGTATTATTGTTTCCAGCGCGTTAAGTTTTTCCATTTTTCTGTTCCTCCTATTATTTATTTATCTAATAGGTAGTTTAATGGAATATTGGAAGATATAAATAGATCTCCCTGATGAATTAATGATTTATATCTATAATTTATATCAGATAAATCAGTTTCATTATTTAAATGCTTATTTTCAAATTTCATTATTTTTACAGATTCTATATGTTTAGTAATTAATTCCTGTAAATCTACTCTCTCTGGAGCAAATATTCTTCTAGGAATATCTGATAAAGACGTGAATTTTATATTGTCAGTTATAATAAAATTATTATCAACTTTAGTAATGAATTCAGGAAATTCTGTATGTAATTTATAATACAATTCTTCGCCATATTTATTCATAGCTGCTGTATTTAGATTTTCACTACTAAAATATTTAGTAGTCATTTGATTAAATCTATAATGCTCATTATCATATAATCCTTTATCATTAATATTAAAAGTATCATCTCTTTCGAATCTTAAAGATGTTTCTTCTCTTGTATCGTAATACATATCCATAAAATTTGTATCATTAAATAATCTGTATCTATAAGATTTATATTTATATACTTTTAACATCCAATCTTCTAATTCACCCTCGTATTCTACTTTAATATCAATATAATCACCTGTATGTTCTTTATTTACTGTAATAGGTCTTATAAATTCTATTAAATTAGGTGCTAATATAATATAATCATAATTTTCTATTAACATATATGAATCAATATATAGATTGTATCTATAATCGATATAATCGACGTATAAGAGATTCTTATAAATACATGACCAATTATCTGTCTTTTTATTTAAATTGCTTGTATCGAGGTTCTGTGCCTTTACAGAGTATGTTCTAGAATATATTTTAGTATCTGGTAATCTATTTCCTATAATTGATATCAAATGTCTTTTATGTTTTCTTTTAGGCCACATACATAACAACCCACTAGGGTGTATTGTATTTAATTCGTAGTCCGATTCTTTTAATAAAAATCCATTGTCATAGACTTTTTTATTTTTAATAGTAAATAGATCATCACTTATTGGTAACGTACCATTAAAATCAGTATCTATATTATTGTAATTTATTCTTTTATAATCATGACTCTTTAATACAACATGACCTTTTAATTTTTTTAAATCTTTAAAATCAATATTATACTGATCTAATATATTAGATACATTTATATAGATATCAGTAAATGGAGAATGTTTATCTACAATATATGTAGACATATATAATACACCAAATATATAAATTTCAAATGGATTATCATAATAATTTATAAAAGACAATTTTAATAAAATATCTTCTTTCTTTCTTTTATCTGGATCATATTCAAATTCAGAATATTTTGTTTGATCTACTAATTTACAATCAGCAAATGAGAAATTTATTTTTGTTCTATGTCTTGTTTTATACATATCCATAAATAAATCATAAGAGAATCCCATTACTTCATCTACAACATTAGGAGACAAAAGTTCATCATATCTATGTATATATTTAAATACATTTATTTCTTCTTCTTGAGGTAACATTTTAGGATGACTTAATAAGTACCTTTTAATATCATTATTTTTAAAGAATTCTCTATATAATCCTTCTAAATAATAATTATCTACATTACGTAAAAAGAAATCGTAATCTAAAGGAGTAAATTCATCAGGATCTACACCATCATAAAATAAGAATACTTTGACTTTACTACCTGATTTTACAGATATAAACAATGGATCAAAAGTAACATCTTCTGATGAAGTAACTAAACCATGATCATCCATTAATAAGTATGATTTTATTTTATTTTCGTATAACCATTCTAAAGGATTATTAGTATATCTTTCTAATACACCAAATAAATTTTCTCCTCCTCTAATAGAAATATATTTTGAATATATAGATAATTTTTTACCAGTTGTAGCATTTGGTTTATATACAAAATTATTGTCATAAGGTAAATCTAAATGATTTCCTTTAATATGATCTGTTATTGCACTATTTAATTCTGAAATAGCTGCTGGTATATTTGTTCTTATAACAGTCAACGATGTTATTGTTATATCTTCTTTACAACATATATAAATGTAACCTTGAAAGTGAATAAATTTAATATCATTTTCATTATATGTTTTAGCATGTTGACCATTTAAATAAAAATTCCATTTATTACTATCGAACCAAGATTTACTGATTTTAGTAGTATAAATAAATGGGTACTCATACACAGTCTCTGTAGTATAAGCATTAACTTGGTTATAAGTTATTACATTATTATCTTCTAAAAATTTCTTAACAGGTTTTAATTTTACATCTTCAGCATTCCATTTATCTAAATCATTAACATATTCTTTTAATACAATAGCATAGCTATTAATATTGTCATTTAAGAACATAAATGGTTGTAATAATTGATTTAATCTATTTTTATACATTTTTTACCTCCATAATACATGTTCTATGTTAGGACTAGTACCAAAAACCCTACCGCCAGAGTCTCCTGAAATTGGGTGTGTTGTAGTAACTACTGTTGATGCTGGATTCCACTTAAATGTTTGCGTACCTGTAGAACCAGATTGAGGCCATCCATATCCTAGATCAGGGGTACACTTATAATATAATTCACTTACAGGATTTCCAGCAACATTCACTTCATGGATACGTCCACCATTATATGCCCATTTCCAATCCAAATCAGACAATACCATAAAATTAGCACTCCTTTTAGCAGGAATATGTTCGGCAAACCTGGCTTGTTCAGCAAACGGTCTAAAATGACCTTCTATGAATATTCTATCATATTTAGGATCCCCTATAATAAAATGAGATCCTTCTTCACTCATTATTTTATATCTGTTGTCGTAGTTATTATCGAATATATAAGATATTTCTCCAGTAGCTGCAACTCCTGATGATTCTCCTGAATCAATACGATCGAATTTTACCCAGTCTAAATTCTTCATGGTTATTATGTCTTGTTCCAGTTTATATGAAGGAACAATCTCAGGTTCTCTACTAGTTGGTACCATTTTTTCGATGGCTTTTCTTAATGGTTGGTCATCATATAGTGGTTGCTTACCCATATATAACGGTCTAGCCTGATCTTTTCTTATTTTATTTACATATAACTGTAATTCATTTAACATTGTATTTCTATCATATCCCTTTACTGAATCATTAGATAACACTCCATTTGATTCTAACGCCAAACATTTTTCCCATTCTGTCCAAGTTCCATTTTTTCTATATCGTATTAACTCGTTAGACATAGACCTAGCTATCTGTATACAAAAATTAGGAGTTACAATAACTTCTAATTGAGCAATAGTAGGAGATATCGAGAATTTATTAGAAATTAAACCATCAATTTCCCAGTCATAAATCCCCCCATCTTCTACACGGAATAGTGTATCTATATCAGGTCTATCTTTCTCAGTTAAATTACTGTTTCTTTTATTTATCATTTATCTCCACCACACCCTTCTTATACTAGGAAAATGATCGAAAGCACCATATGGTCCTGGACCGGCATCTCCTGCGTAACTTATTTCTGTTCTATATGCTCTAGCATTTCTTATATGATCCGCACCAATGTGCCGAATATGTATAGTAGCATCTCCATGATGATAACAGAAACCAGCATCCTGGTTTATGACGTTGTATACGCCTCTAATAAAGTGCATCGGTTCGAATTCACAGTACATCGGATCTCTCCAGAATACTCCTGCGTTATTTCTATGGACTCTTCCCCCAATATCCGTATACAATTGTACTAATACTTCTCTTGCATGAGCTGGATACGCCATATCTTTAAATCCGTCTCGACCATTGTAAAATATCTTCCATCTTACATCAGATCTTATAGCTACTTCTCTATTTTTATCAGCTGAGATATCTCCGAAGGTGGACAAAATAGGTCGATTTCGACATTTTAAAACTGCAACTCTTCCACTCTTTACTACAACTTCTCCTTCGAAATCGATATTATAAATTCTTGTCTTTCCACGTGCAAATATCATACCTATGTCTCCGGACATATAAGAGGATCTTGATAATATTAATCCTGACATATAACCTTTCATTGCGGTAGTTCCTGTACCAGCATTAATACTTCCAGCGATTATATTATTACCTTTTACCCAGAACCCCTTTTTTGTTTCGAATATTGTTCCATTTCTTCTATCTAAATTTGGGTTAACCGTATTAGAAAATTGAGCAGCTCTTTCTTTTGTTATCTTATCAGAAACACCGGTCCACAACTCTGCATCATCAAAAGGTAGAATATATTCTCTGATGATAGTTTGAATATCTGTATCTGTCACCATACCAAGTACATCAGATATATAAGAAATACTAGATTTGTGTCTTCCGTCTATTTGTTGTACCCAGTTAATATTTAAACGACTACCATCATTAAGATTTATATAACCACTTACATAAGTGGCTCTTACTGTTATATATGTCAATTGCATTATTTTATCTTTTCTAGACACTATTAAAAACCCGATATCATTTGAAGGATAGTTCATTAATTTCGACGGGTTAAGACATCTAAATCCTATATTCGTCATAAATTTAGTATTGTCCAGATAAGAATTTAGATTTCTTAAGTCTATATTTCCAGCTAAATTTTTTATTGATCCGTATAATAAATTCATATTTACCTCCTTTATCTTACATAAGAATGAAATTCCATTCCATGTGGACAACATATAGCAATTGTTCTATTTTCAAAACGTATTTGTGTGTGTGCACGTAGTTCTATATCTGGTACAAATTGTGCACCATAGTACGAGATTGCTGCGTTTTCACATGATGGATATATATCGACATTTTCCCTTGTGCATAGTGGCCATATGAAGGATCCCGAACCACCATAACCGTATCTATTAGCTGAAGAGTGTACTACCATTAATTCTTCTGCATTATCTGTCAACCATCCGTCTCTGACCCATTCTCCAGGAGATGCTGGCCATCTTCCATCCATTCCTCTGAATTGTAATCTTCCTAAATGTTGTATTTCCATATCATAATTATTTCCATCGTTCCAAAAAACATTTGTGGGGTAAACACTTCTAGCCCCTCTTTTTCCAGATGTCTCAAATCTAACTCTGGTGTATCCATTATGTCCTATCCCTAAATGCATTCCATCATAGGCTCTTAATATTTGCATATAAAAACCATCAGGAGTTCTTGAATGAACAAAAGATCCTGATCCATCTCCTCTGTTTAGAGTATCTATAATTAATGGCCCTTTACTAGCACTTACTATATTTCCTCCAACCGATGTTTCGGAACCGGCTCCTCCTCTGAATGTTAATGTTCCTGTAGGTTCACTATTTTTATATCTAAGCTTTCTATTAAATTCATCAAGGTCTATTCTTTTTTCGATTTCTTCCTTTATTCTTGTATCATCATATGGTGGTGCATAATGTCGAAAAGCTTTTTCAAAATGTGTTCTATCTTTTGATAAAATTATATCTTCTGCTATTAATAAATATTCAAATGTATTTGTATATATGTAAGCCCATTCTGACCAGTTATAACCATCGAAAAATCTTTGAAAAGACACATTATCATTAACTCTAAAAAATCTTTGCATTGAATTGATTCTTCTATTGTACACGGGTCCATCAGTTTGATCAAAGTTACGTATCTCTAAAATACCTTTAATTACTTTAGAACCAGCACCAGACAAATGATCATAAACAGCTTTATGTCTAGTTTTTAATTCTTCTAAAATCTCTGGCGTAATTTTATTCTCTGTATCAGTATATATTTTATATTTTCTATTTAAATCGTCAGATTGAAATAATAATTTATAGAGAATATGTGAATCGTCAGGATAATTATTAAAAGAAGAGACTATATCTGGATTATTTACTTCATAAAATCCTTCTCCAGAAGTCAAACTATTCAGATTCCTGTTAGTTAATTCTCCTAAATAACCATAAGCCATTTCTTTCTCCTTTCTTGTAATTAAAAGCCCCCCATACGGGAGGCTATAATTTATAATTAAAATTCAGTTGTTCTATAAAGTGTTATAGCACCATTAAATGTAGTATCTTCTATACTACTAAATCTCATATATGTATCAAAAGATAATTGTCTATTAGTCACTTTATCTTTTACTCCATATGTCAAGAATCCATCATTAGTTAATTTAACACCAAATATCTCTATAGAAGATCCTGGTACCATATTAACTATATTGACATTTGATAATACAGGTGTGTTACTTTGGAAATCTAATTTTCCAGTTAACATTATACTAATAGGTGAAGAAGTATCATTCATAGCTGATCCCATACTAAATCCTGATAATCTAATAACAAAATTCTTTGTATTAGTTGTACTCTCAGCTGTAATATTTGTCTTAAAGAATATATTATCTGTATTACCTAGATTTTCATGATTATGTGTGTGACATAATTTTTCTGGTATACTGTTATTTGTAGTATTACCAGTAAATGAGAATTTCTTAGATTTAAATAATCCAACAATTTCATCTTTTAATCTAGCTAATAAAGCATCTATTTCTTCTCTAGTATAATATCTAGAAATATCATACATATATTTCCATTCACCAGTGTTATTATTTAATACTAAATTAGCCATTACATATTTATCAGTATTATTTGTTCTAGTAACAAATCTATAAGATCTACTAGCTGAATTTATACTACCTTCTACAAATAATATTCCTGTTGTAGATGTTACTATATTTGTATCTAAATTTAAAGCTTTTATTTCATTTAATGTTGTTATATAATAATAACCAGCATGTAATGATGTTAAATTAGTAGTACTGTAAGTTGACGTTACACCTATAGTATCAAAAAGATTTCCTCTTTCTCTTCCTATAGTAGATTCAGATAATTCTTTTCCTCTTTCAGCAGATAATACCTTAGTAGCTCCTCCAGTATAATTGTCTACAATTTCATCTTTCATTAATACCGTTCTAGCATTATTTTTAACAGCTTTATTAATAATATTTCCAACTGCTAAGTTTCCATTCTTATCTAAGAAGAATTGTATGGATGTAGGTGTATTTGTATTAACTTGGATATTGTTTCCAGAAGATACTGTAAATATAGCTTGTTCATTATTAGATCCTAATCCTACAACATCGTATCTCATTGTACCAGTATATGTTGAAACTGGTTCATTGTTTAAAGTAATGTTATCATTATATTTTTTACCTGCTAATGAAACTTTTGAATTTCCATCTAATACAAGACTTCCTTTTTTAATAACTATATCTCCTGCATCCATAGTTATAGTACCCGTAACATTATCTCCTGATCTAGATACTTTATTCTTCATTTCTTCATCATATCTAGTTCCATCTACTTTAGTACCTAAAAGACTATCTGTTTGTATCTTTGTATAATAATCATTATTTAATGACAATTTTAATGCATTTATATCATCATCAACTATAAAGTTCTGATATTTAGATCCATTGTAATATTGTGGTCTACTAGTACCATCATTAGCTATAATAACAGTCTTATAATTTGTATCACCGATAGTGTATGTATTATTTCCTCCTGTTACAGATGAAGTTATAAGATTGTATTTATTAATAGATTCTATTTTATTAGTAGTCAATCTATCAGTCAATGTCATCGTTCTACCTTTAATATCACCTTCGATTGTAAGAGCTCCTGTTACAGTTCCTCCAACTTTATCTAATTTCTTATCTAGATCTTTTTCATTTGGTAGTATATTCCAAGGTAGCCATGTATTATTCTTTTTACTTCTTACATATATTCTGTGACTGTCGTCATTATCTTTTCCTACAAAAGTTTGAAAAATTGGTTCACCTGGAACAACGAAATTTTCTAATATACCTGTAAGACCAACTTTAGGGAATCCGTTTCCAGTGGTTGAAGTTTCTCCTAAAGTATAATATCCTCCACTTGTAGCACCTACTAAAGAATCTAATGAAGTAAATGTACCAGCATTAAATAATGAACCTTTATAGTTCCAAGCATTTCTAATATCATTTAATGTAAGCCAAGCATATTCATTATCTTGTTCATCTATCCATACAGGTCTATCTTTAGATACTATATAAGAAGATTTAAATTTCTTGTCTCCTAATTTATATGTCAATGTATCTAATAAAGAAGATCCATCATAAGATATTAGATTAGCTTTATTATTTGTTATTGTATTTGCTTCTATACCAATATTACCAGTTGATCCTTTTAATGTATAAATTGGTGAGAAAATATTCTTTTGAGATTCTATTGTTTTCTCTACTTCGAATTTTCCTGTTGAAATAACATCATTAACATTTGTAACACCGTTAACTTCTGTTATTACTTTTTTCCATTCTCCACCATTATAAGATGGCTTCATATATGCATTTGTATATGTAGCATTTCTAGTATATAATGTAGCATATAAATTATCTTTAGCATCACAATATGCATATAAAATACCATCATCTGGTACAGAGAAAAAGTTATCTATTTGATTACTACTTACCCCACCAGCAGGTTTCTTAGCTACAGTTTCTATATATAATGAATTATCTATCATTCTTTTCGATAATTCTTGAATGAATGATTGTTTAGTATTATATGTATTTACTAAATCAGATGTCTTAAAGTTAAGTTCTCCATAACCCGAATAAACGTTGTCTGTCAATATAGAGTTTTTAATTAATTTATCTATTTCATCTAAATATGTTTTTAGATCTCCTGATACAGTTCTATTTTGATTATCTACCCAGTTATGTCCTATCAGTCTAGACAATGATCTTGGTATTACTACTTTATAAGTAGAGTCATCACTTTCAGACGAATTATCTACTACCGCCATATTACCTTCTATTATAACATCTGGGTCAGCTGGTAAAGAAGCTTTCTTACTTACGTAAATTCTTCTTGGATCACTTGCTAATTTAGTAAATGTTTTAACATCATCCATAGTAACTTTTAAAGAGTTCAATATGTGATCTTCTATAGAATCATCTAATGCACCTGCTATAGGTACTACTCTACCATTTCTTTGTTTTGTGTACAGTTTACTACTATTAGAATCAAATATTATTTCATTTATCCTAGCATTTGATCTATCAGCATAATCTCTAAATACTGGAATAATTCTACCAGCTTCTACTTGATCAGCTAACTTAACATTTTTTGCTAAGAATACACTTTCTGCGTTTGTAGCTAATACAACAGCAGAGAAAGGATTTTCTCCAGGTAATGTATTATTTATACCTTTAAATCCTTCTGGTATTTTCTTAATTAAATAAGGTAATACACTAAATCTAGTATGTGAATTAGCTTCAGTACTTGCAGATGATCCTACGGCTATTCTAGCTAAGTTCATACTTAAACCAACAGTAGTTGTTCCATCACCGTATACATATTCTTTAGTACCACTATCTGTTACATATCCTAAACAAATATTTGTGTTACCACCTGTTTTATCTAATTCAATAAAGATTGTCTTTTTATGCATAACGAACGCTTTAGGTCTATTATTACCACCGAATACCATTTTTTTAGTATCTATTAAAGCTTGTGAGTTATCTGATTGTGTACCATAATCATTTAATACTGGTTGTTGTACACCATTACCTAAAAACATTAATTGTGCTGCATTATGTGGATCTTCTATAGATAATTCTATATAATATTTACCATCTTCATTAACAGGATAATTTAACCATATGTGACCATAATCTGTTGTATTGTTATTATCAATTATAACAGATTTAGCTTCATTCTCTAATATAGCACCAGATTTCATTTTATTCTGAGCGTCTCTAACAAATTTTAATCCTGTTGATTTATTAGGATCTACTAAGTTTATATATTTACTTCTAGATAAACTTATATCTCCGTCATCAGTAAACCAAACAGAGTTGTAATTAAAGTTTAGTGGTTGTTCATTACCAACTTTTATTTGTTCGATTAATCTTTCTCTTAAATAAGTACTTACTGTACCTACTAAATGTTGATCTGATGGATTAGGACCAATTTTGTAATAAAGTTCATTAGAGTCATTTATATATAACTCCCCATAAGAACTTTCTCTAACATCTTGTGGTAATGGATTTACCACTCTATTGTTTTTTATTAAAGATGCTAATGTAATTGGATTGCCTGCATTATTTTTTCCTAATATTACAGTATCCATTGTAGTATAAGGTAGGATTTTTTTCCATTCCCATACACCAGGTGAAGTTTCTGTTCTTATTGTAATATAAGATTTAGTAACATCTGATGGTTCTACATATACCATTTCTGTATTGAACCATAAAGTTGACCTATCAAAATTAGTAGGTGTTGTTCTACCAATTACATGTGCTCTTGTTAAATGTTCCAAGAGTTCATATTTACCAGCACCAGATACTAAGAATAATTCTTTTTTTCTACTATCTGGATTTATTGCAGCGACATATAAAGTCGGTGTTAATTTACCATCGTGGTCTACTGCCGCTTGATCTATAACGATCTCTCCGGCAACGTACATATTTAATGCATCAGGATCCAGATCTGCTGGAACGACTCCTTTTACATAACCATTTGCCATTATTCATCCTCCTCTAATATAATGTTATATTTTTGAAATATCTTTCCTATTGTATATATTTTATTCATTTTCGTAGGTGAACATTCTTCTAATAATTTTAATTCAGAAGCAGGTATTCTTCCTACATTTATATATTTTTTTAACAAGGCTAAGTTTTTCCAATATATATCAGATTCATTACTCATAAATTACCTCCTATACGTAGTTTATAAGACTCTTGTTTTAGTAAAAATCAAACGTTCTATTATAAATAAGTATAAAAAGGAGGTGAAATTAGTTGAATTATATAGAGAAAATTAAAAGACCTTTATTAGACATGTTAGCTATTAAAGAGAGTCTAGATAACAATATAGATGTACTTAAAGATAGAAAAATAATTCTAGAAAAATTATCTTTTTCAGAAAAGAATATACCTAATTATGATAGTGAAACAGAATACATAGCAGCTCTATGTGAAGGATATATAAATCTTTTAAAAGATAGAGATTCTGTATTAAATTCTGTTATGACTGATATTAAATTAAATGGTAAAGATATTAATACTTTAAGTACTATTAAATCTACAGTACCTTCTAACAAATTATCTTCTTTAATGGAAAGATATAATCAACATTTAGAATTAAAAGAAGAAATCTTAGATAAAAAAGAAGATAGGAAACAATTTAGAGCTTTGATGGAAGGTTTAAAAGCTATATTTAAAAATGAGAATATTTTTACAGCTGCTGCTGAAAGTTATTCTATCAGACTATCTAAAAGTCAAAAAATAGCTATGTTTAAAATGGCTCAAGATTACTATGAAAGAAAGGCTGTTTCTGAAAGTGTTACTGCTACTGGTCTACAAGCAATAGACCAAATGGAAAAGAGTGTCAAATCTTTCAGAGAAAATTTCATTCCTGAATTTACTGAAAAGTATAATAAAGATAATGATGAGATTATTAGAATGGCAGAAAATTTACATGTTATTTTAGATAATTATGTAAGAAGAATTAATAAATGGGTGGAATAACGTTATAATAAAACACACCTTTATATTAATTACATTAATTAATAAAAAAAAAAATATATTTCGAGGAGGAAACTATAATGGCAGATTTTGAAAAAGATGAACTTTTAGAAAACGAAGAAGTTCAAGCCGGAGCAGAAGATGCGGTAGAAGAAGAATCAGGAGTAAGAACTGATCTTGATGATTCATTGGAAGCAATAAAAGAAGAAGAAGAATTCGAAGATACTCAATATGATGACGAAAATAACTACATTGGGGAAGACCCTGAAGTTACTGACCCTGAAGATTGGGCAACTCCTGAATTTACACCAGAAGGATCAGACATTCCAGTAGAAGTTGATCTTGAAAGTCTTGGAGAAAGCTGGATAGCTCAAGGTGAAGCTATGGAAGCTGAAGGACAAGCAATCTTAGATGTATTAGGACCATCAGGAAATGAAGAATTTGATGAACTAGTTATGTCTAAAGATAAATCTACAGTATCTTACCCTGACCCACAAGATCCATCAAGAATCATTCAAGAAGATTCTGATAAAGGAGAATGGGAAGGATTAGGATCTGATTCTGACTATACAGAAGATAGAGTATATGAAGGTGGAAATGGAGCACCTGCTGGTCTTGGAGATGAAGCTAGAGAAGAAGGTGGAGCACCTGCCGGAGATTTCGGAGATGTTGAAGAACCAGACGAAAATGGTGAATTCGAAGATGACGAACCTGTAGAATTTAGTGAAGAGGATTACGAAGACTAATCAGGAGGAACAACATGGATCAATTAGACACATTGAATCTTGTTGTATATAATATTACTAATGATGCAGTGAATAGCATTTTTAAAAAACATCAAAATTCATTTGAAAAAATGGATAAAAAATACAATAGTATTTTAAAAGATTTAAAAAAATATCAGGATGGACATGGTGGTGGGTTATATACCCACACCGATATCCTATCGCGGGAAATGCATAATCCTTTTATTTTAGAGAAAGCTGCAAATGACTTTTCTTACTGGTTAATTGAAATTCATAACGTTGTTTCCGATCTTTTAGTGAATATTTCTGCATTTGCTGGTGGAGAAAGTTCTTTAAAAGAATTTAGAGATAATCTAAATATGTATGTAGAAAATCTACCAGCTACTTATACTTTAAGAAGAAAATTTATAGACCAAACTCCAAGAAATGTTAACTATGAAGAAGTCTTTATATACAACAAAAAAGATTGGTTAGATGCTATTGATCTTTCTTATAATGTATGTGAAATAGGTAAACGTAATTTAGAAAAAATTATTATTATGTTAGATCTATTGACATCACATGTGGAAAAATTAAAATTAAATAAGCATAAAATTGATTCTACTAGTGTAGGTAAAAATTACTTTAAAGAAGAAACAGGTATTGAGAATTTTTTAAAGTATGAATTGAAAATACATGCAGTACTAAATGATTGTATAAATAAAATGGTGAATTATGCTATTACTAGATTTGCTGATTTAGTATTAGTCACAGGATATATACAAGATGATATAAATAATATAAGAGGTGAGCTATGGAAATAAAAAATATTAATGGTAGAGATTATTCATCGATACCAACATCTGTACATAGTATGATTAAAAATACAGAAAAGATATTAGATGGCTCACTTACTAGATTTATAGATGGTGCTACACCAATTATAATGAATTATTATTCATATGATAATTTAGCATCGGTTACAGGTGTAGGAGATAAATCTACACATGGTCCTTATAGTGGTGCTACTAAATATAAATTAATTAAAGATTATATAGGTTACGGATATGTTGATGAAAAGAATACAACGTTAGATAAGAATGAGAAAGAAGATGTTAAATTAAATACTGACATTTTAAGTTTTCTCCATCTTCCTAATACAATCACTCCCGTAATGGGAGACAGATTAACTTTAAAATTAGAAAATCATCAAATATTCTATGTTGTAACCAATTTAGATTACGTTACATTACATAATAAAACATTTATTAAAGTAGATTATATGAAAGATGATAACTGTCCTGAACAGCCTTGGACATACGAACATATGAAAAGGAGAAAATTAATTTCTCAGGAATTTAAATTTGTTCAAGAAAATTTAGGTACACAATATAGTCCATTCTTAGAAGAATCTACTTATATAGAATTACAAAAGATTATAGAAAAAAGAGAAGAAATAAATGAAATCTACATGAGTTACTTTTACGATGATTACACTAATATGTTAAGAGTAGAAACAAAAGATAAATTGTATTTATACTCTCCTTTACTATATTATTTTCAAATGGAATTTTTTCCTTTAAAAATATATGAGACAAATGATCTTATGCTATCTAATGAGGCTATAGAAGATAAAATGACGATTGTTAAATGGAAAACTCATCCATTCAGAAAATTTATAAATAGAAAAGGTGATCAAGCATTAAATAGTGTAGAATTATATAAGTATAAATATTATTCTCAAAAACAAGATGATCCATATCATAAAATTAATACTTATATGAATAGTATGGATGAATATGAGATCTACGATATAGTACCTAATGATGATAAAAAACCTGAATCATTTGAACCACCACAAGAAATAAGACAAATTTTAGAAATGTGGTATAATAATCAAATAGATACTGGTCAGAAAGTATTAGAGGTATTAGAAGAATTATATTTAGAAGAAGTAACTATGGAATACATGTTATATACACCACTTCTTTTAGCAGTTATTGATAGAATATATCAAGAATTATATACAAGAGTGGGTATAAATAGATTTTATTAGAAAGGAAATAATTATGGCAGTAGAAGTATTAACATATGTATCGTCTTCTACATACGATACTTTATTAAATATAATGTATCCAGACGTAGAAGCGAAATTAAGAACTATACCTGAAGTAGAAAGATTAATAGTTCAAGGTCATACAGTAGAATATAGATTTGGAATGAATCAATCTACAGTATTAGACATGGATAAATTTAATACATTTATTAGACCAAAGGCTGAAGATGAAGTATCTACACCAGTAAATATAAATGAAATACAATTTCAAGCAGAATTAAATAGTCTTTCTCCTGTAGCTCCACATGTGGAACCAGAAGAAGTTGTAGAACATAAAAATCCAGTAGAGATTATAAGTTCACCAGTAGTATTAAATACCGTTAATGAAGTTAAACCAGCAGAAGAACCTGAAAAAATTAATTTAGAAGGTGAAGAAGTTAAATTTGAAGAGAAACCTGTTGAGAATGCTGGAAAAACGAAGAAAGATATAGTTGAGAACAAAAATAAACCTTCAACTAACAAAAAAGATAAAGAAAACAAACGTAATGGAGGTGAATAAGAATGGCAAAGATAAAAGTTTCTATTCTTGATACAAGAAAACATATTCCTGAATTAAACTGTATGTCTCCAGTGTATGCTAGAGAGATAGAGGATAAAAAGGTAGCAATAATCATCAGGTCAGGATTTACTGTTGTAGACGCATCAGATTTAGCACCTTATGGGTTAGATGCGACTGGAGAAATGCCTAAGAAGATCACCAGGATAGCTGGTCCGCAAGCATCTGCTTCTAGTGAGAGCGGTGCGTCATCACAACCTGGATCTACCTCTGGAACAGAATCGGCCGGAGGTGCAACGAGAACTAGAAGATCTCTAAGAGGATCTGGGTTACCACCAGAAGAAGAATCGCCTGCTCCTGTAACTACTGGTACACCAGTAACTGCAGAATCAGCATCTGGAAGAGCTGAAGAAAGTGCTGAAGCGGCTATGGCTAGAATTTCAGGAACACCTGTTGAATCAATAGATCATCTTTAATAATTTATTTAAATAATATAAGTCCTCCCGTAATGGGAGGTTCTTATTATTCATATTGAAAAGATTGGAGGTTTAAAATGCCTTTATTTGATAATAAAAAAACCGCTAAAAAAAGTTTACGTGATATCCCCGAGGGTACTACTAATGAAGAAAAACCAAAGAACGGTGTAGTTCAATGGATTAAAAATAGTGGGCACTCAGTGAAGGGTGTATTCTTAGAGTGGTTATCAGAACAACAATTATTCACTGTTGTTAATGATGAAATTAAAATGATAAAACAAGAACACAAGAAAAGAAAAATGAGTCCTCAAGAAAAGAAAACCTTTAAACAAAAAGTAGCAGGATTAAGTGATGATGCTATTAAAAAATTTGGGGAACTTTATTTAGGAACAAACTCTTCTCAAGAAGCTAAAGATAAAATAAAAGAAGGAATCCAAACAGTATTAGGTCAAATTAAATCAGGTAACTTTTATCATAAAGCTAACGCATTTGGTGATGATGAATTTGATGCTTTTATGGATGATTTAGAAGATGAGTGGGAAGATGATCAAGAAGCGAGTGGAGAAGTATTTATGTTAAATGATATAATAAATAAACATGGATTTGGTGAATTCATGGGAAGATCATGGGTGGATAAACATATTCAAGAAGACGTTGTTGATAAAGATGGTGAAGAAATTACTATACTTGTTAAATTACCAGATAAACAAAAAGAACCTACAGAAGAACAAAAAGCTAGTCTGGAACAATTAAAAAAACAAGCTGTAAGAAATGCTATAAATCAAAACCTAAAGGATTCATTATCTAAAGAAATATCTGAAATGAATGAGGGTAATCTTACATATTCATATTATCGTGTAATGGAATATACTATATTTCCTGATAATAAAATCGAAGGAGCTGTATATACCCAATTTAAAGATAAATCTGGAACAATGAACAGCGAGACAAATGAATATAAATATATACCTATAACAATTCCTAAAATATCAAAAGAATCACATATAAATAATATTCTTCACAAACATGGTTTCGGAGAGTTTATGAAGTTGAAACAGAAGTTTGATGACGTGAACGAAAAACATACGATGAAAACTTGGGGTATGACTATCAAAGAATTACAAGAATACCAAAGAACGCATCAGGGAATGACACCTCTTACATTAAAAAGAAAACAAAAATTAGAACAACAGAGATTTAAAAAAGAAGGTCCTAAACCAGAAAAAGAAAAATATAAGTTGAATCAGTATGGTGAGTATAGATTAGATGACGAAACTAAAGACACAAAATTCATTAGTGTTATCATCAAACCTAAAAGTGAAAATGAACCTCGTCCTTCAGAGATAGCTAAACTAATAGTATCGAAAGAATCTGAAATAATAGCATTAGCGAAAAGAATATTTAATTCTCAAGAATTCAAAAAATTTTTTAAGAATGATTGGGATAGTTATCTTGACGTAATTAAAGATGAAGGAGAAGATTACTTTCATTTCTTAGCTAACAATTATTGGGATATTAACGAAGATGGTGACTTAGATGATTTTAGGGCACATATTCTTAAGAATTGTGAAAATCCAAGAACAATAAGATTCTTTTATGATGAAAAAACAAAAAAGGCTAATCTTGAATTCGGTTTTTATGCTGATGAGATTTTCCAAGGTTTCACTAAGTCTGTTAGCCTTAAAGATATAGGAATAACACAAGTCGTATCTTCAGAATCCTTTATTCTATCAAATATATTAACTAGATCTGGTCTAGGAGAAATGGTTAATCTTAGCAAATATAATGTGTATACTAAACCTATTGGAGAGAAAGCTAAATTAGATAAAATAATATATAAATCAGGATTTGGAGAATTTATGAAACCTGGTAAACCTAAATTTCAACAAGAAGATATTGACGACGTAGATGGGAGTAATATTAGCATATTCTTATATTTTCCTAAAGGGGAAACAGAAATAAATGATCTACAGAAAAGTATTTTAGCAGATTTAAAAGATCCAAAAGAAAGAGCTAAAATAAACAAAGAAGCGAAAAAACAACTTATGAAAAAAGGTGGACTTGATGAAGACGATTATACTATAAAGTATGACAGAATAACATCTTTTGAAGTTACTCCTGATGGAGTAATAAGTGGTACAGCTTACGGATGGTTTACTAGTAAATCTAATCCAGATAAAAAACCTACATATGATGAAATCGGATATGATGTGGAAATTCTTAGTTATGAAGAAAAGAAACCTCAAGGTGAATTCATGAAGCCGGGGAATAAAAATACTGTAGCGTGGGATTTAGATATTGAAAATGGAGAAAGTTTAGAAGTTGAATTTACTTTAAGTAGAAATCAAAAAGAACCTAATGAACTTCAAAAAAAGATTTTCGAACAACTTAAAGATCCTAAAGTTAGAAAAGAATTAAACGACTATGCTAGATCTAAATCTTCAACAGAATCAGACGATGGAGAATATAATACAAAATTCAAACTGATACATTTTTTTCAAATAAGACAAGACGGTATGATGTTTGTAGATACTTCTGGATACTATACAAACAAAAAAGTTCCTTTAGATTATTATTTTGAAGAAATCGATCATATGATTCCTATATCTAAATTTAAAGGAGGAAAATAAATGTCAGACAGAAAATCTTACGGAGAATTTTTAAAATTCGATGTTAATCAGTTTGTAGAGCGTAATATAAAATATAAAGGCGAAGATATACAAATATTGATAAGAGATAAAAGTGGTAAACAAGAAATAAATGAGTTACAAGAATCTATATTCAATAAATTATCTAATAAAAAAGAATTAGACTCTTTAGATAATTATTGTAAATCTATTATAGAAAAAGAAATAAAAGAAGATTTCTTTGACAAACGATTTATTCATAAATATAGTGGGATTGAATCTCTAAGAATAGAAGAGAACGGAATAGTCGTTGTCTTTCCAACTATTTTAAGACAAGATAAAAATAACCCAGATGAAGTACAGATAGATTCAACTAGAAATATAAGAATATCTAAATATAAAAATATTTTAATGAAAGGAGAAAATTTTATGCCACAAAAAGCATATAGCGAGTTTATGAAAAGTAAACCTACCAAAAATGAAAATAATAACTCAACAAAATTAAAAGAAACTGCTGTTGTTGATAAAAAAGATAGTGTTTATGGAAGAGTATTAGAAGTTGCTGAAATATTTCATTATACTGACGACCCTGAAGAAGATGTTATTATACAATATGCATTAGGAAATGATAGAGACTATTTAACAAGACCTCAGTTAGAGTTCCATGCAGAATTACAGTATGACGCAAAAAGACTATTGACAAAAGTAGATACAGCTTGTATTAAGCAGTCATCTAAAGAAATTAAAAAAGATAATATGTATGCAGTATTATCAGCATTTAATCGTTTAGTAGTAGACGGTGACGGAAATATATCAGCTGAGTATTATGGATATGTTAATAAAGGAAATAATCCATCAAGACCAACTCCTGAAGAATACCAAGCTTATGAGTATGTAGATACTTTAAAAACAACATTTCATAAAGCTATGGGAAGAGGAGAAAATATGAATTTAAACAAAATAATGAATAGAACAGCTTTTGGAGAAAGTGTTGTTACAACAAACGAAGAAGTTAGTACAAGAGAATTTAAGGAATATAAATCTGTAAAAGAAATCAGAAATGACTATATAAAAGCTATGAAGTTATCTGCTTTAAGTGAGTCTACAGACGATCTTAGAGGTCCTGTCCAAGCTTTATCTGAAAGAATAATAAAGATAAAAGATAATATATTAGATTTTGCAACATTTGCAGAAAGTGTGGAACCTACTGATTTCGCAGGAGTAGCACATTTACAAGATAGAAAAGATCTAATTATGAAAGATCTTAAAACTGTTTCAAATGTTTTAGATAAATCTGATAAAGAATTAAATGATCATTATCAAGATTCTGTAGCTAATAGTATTTTATCATTAATGACTGTTAACGATTCTGTTAAAGCTAAAGATTTAGTAGAATGTCCTGCTGAAAAGATAGCTAAAGATAATGAAAAAGATATAGCTGAATTAAAAGAATTAAATCCTGTTATAGGTAAAACAGTAGAGGATAAATATGAAGAAGTTAAAGATGCTTTAAAGAATGAAGAAAATGATCTTGTTTATAATCCTACAGAAAAGAAAGATGGTTTAGTACCTGTAGCTGAAATGCCATCTGGAGAAGGTTTCTTTGCTTATGGTGAAGCTGGTGGCGCCGATTCTCCTGAAGCAAGAAAATTCACTAGTGATCAAAATAAACTTTATAAAATGCCAGTAAATTGGCAAAAAGGTGGAGCTATATTAGCAGGTATTGGAGGAGTAGGTGCAGGATTAGCATTGTTACATACATTAATGGCAGTTCCATTCAACATATGGATAACTAGTAAAAATAATAAAGTAGAAAAACAATTCGGTTCTGCATTAAATATTCAACAACCATTAGTAGCTACTGACGATATATCTAAAGATGTAATTAATTCTTATGCTAAATATTTAGAAACATCTGCTGCTATACAAATTAAACAAGCATTAGAATCATCTATAGCACAAACAGATGGTGGTAACTTAATGTCTCGTGCTAAATCATCTTTAAGAAACACATTCACTAATATGAATAAAACAGATAGATCTGGTAAAAATATTAAAGATGATTCCGAAGAAATATTATCTTCATTTAGTCAATCATATAATCCCGTAATGGATTGTATGACTAAAGTATTCTCTAGAAATGCTGAAGCTGCTTCTTTAATATTCAATATACAGAACTTAGTGTCTTCTGGAGAAGCAGGAGAATTTATTAATGATAATAAACATGCTCCTAAATCAACAATACAAGTAGAAATACTATATAAAGATATTAATGATGTAACATCTTTCTCAAGAAAGACAATGAGTAAAAAGTCTTCTTTAACAGTTGACGTTAGTAGTAGAAAACTTCCTTATGAAGATGTAGTAAAAACAATATTAGAAATGAATGAAAAGTATTTTGGATCTGTTAAAGTAACTCCTGCAGAAAAGAATACCGAAAAATCATTAAAGAACTCTGTAGCATTTGTTAAAAAAGAAGGTACTTCTAAAGAAAAGCAAGTATTAACTTCGAATAAGTTTGCAGATATTATAAATAAAGTAGAAAGAATTAAAACTCCTTTATTCCATTTAGTAATATCTAACCAAGCTTATCATGATTTAAAACATAGAGGAATGGACATAAAGAATAAAGAGACTTATAGACAACTTATGAAAAGACTTCCTATCATAAGTATTGCTATAGCAGATGAAGATACTGAAATAATGTCTTATTCACATGGTCCTTATCCAATGTTTAGAGATGTTCAATTTAAAGATTTAGAAAATGAAATATCTAAATACGAAAAAGAACTACAAAGTATGATAAAATTCGGAGCTCAAAGATAGTGGAGTTCCTTAATAGGAGGTAATTATGTCAAATTTAAATGATATAGTAAAAAAATACGGTGTAGGTGAATCAGTTGGTATTAAACTTAAGAAAGAGAAATCAAGACCTAATCATTCTAATATATATACAGATACAGTAAATGAATATGGAATGAAAGTATCAGCTGAAAATGCTAACCTTAAAAGTGCAATAAATGAAATACTAGATGTTAAAATTAAACGTTAAAATAATGAGCCCCCCATTGGGGGCTCTTATATTTATACGTCTTTTTATTTATTAGCAATTCTATTAAGTGCATCTAATTGTTGTTGTTGATAATTTCTAGTCTCTCTTCTTTCGTATGCTCTATCAACAGCATCTGATAATCTATCCATTCTTTCTAATCTTTCTTGTTTTTCTTTTAAATATTGTTCTTTATTAAATTCTACTACTATTTTAGATATTTTATTATCTTTAAAGTATATTTTACAATTTCTACTCTTATCTAAATAATAGTCTCCTTTTTCATAGAACCATTTCCCAGCTTTTCTCAGAAAGTCTTCTTTAGACTCTCCTATTGAAATATTATATCTATCTGTAAACCATTTACCTCTAAATGATCCTTTTGTAGATATCATTGTCTTTACTATATCATCGTCGTCATAAATAACTGTAACTGCACCATCTCCGTATACATCTTTATCTTCTGATGTTTTAGGTTGTCCATATTTATTATCAAATTGACCACGAACTTGTCTTCTCGTGAAATAAGAGTTTGTAAGTTCCCAATCAGGTACACCAAAAGAAAATTTTTCTCCAAGACCTTTATATTTAACATCAATTATGTCATTAATACCATCTTTAAACGCATTATTTTCTCCGTATATATACAATAGCTTTTTTTCACATGCTGCTATATAAGGATTCTTTTTTTCTTTTTTAAGTTTTATACCTACAGACTCTCCGACTCCATACTTATTTACTATATCATTCAAAATAGACATTTCTAAACCTCCTTAAAATTCTTCTTTTTTATTCTTTTTATTTACCATTGCACCTACAGCTTTACCTACTAAAGATTTAGCATCAGTCTGTAAATTAATATTAAGCTCATTTTCTGTTTTTATTGTAGTGAAATCTATTTTATCTAATTTAGCATGTTTCTTGATTAATTTCATCGAAGTGATGCCTACTTGAATAATTTCACCCATTTTTATTTTAGACACACCATTAATTTCAATTAATAAAGAATTAGCTTTTCTTATAGCGATAGTTAATCCATCTATCGTTTCTTTATTTTGGAATCCATTATGTTTCAAAAAGTTATCTTTAGCCTCATCTATTAATTTATCTATAACATCATCTTTAGCTCTTTCTTTAGTTTTTTTCATTATATCTAATATATTTGTAGATGCACCTGGTGGTGTGTTATAAACATACCATAAAGCTTTACCAGATTCTTTAAAAATTTTAAAGAAAGTTTCTCCTGTTCCTTTAGCCTTTTCTTTTTTATTAAATAATACCGTATTTTTTAGATCAGATATCTTCTTAGAAGCGTTATCTGTATTTATGCTACTCTTTTCATAATTATATTTAGTATTATCTCTTGTAATTTTAGCTAATACCTTTTTACCAAATGATCTTTGTATTTTTTCGTGTATAGTATTAAAGCTTTCTGTTATTTCGTCAGCAGTATTAGTTAAATCTTTTATTGTAGCTACATATGTACCTTTTTTCATTATAACTATACCATCGATATCTTCATATCTTGTTCTTAAGAAAGTTTTAAAATCTTGATCATCTGTTTTTAATCTCTTTTCAAAATTTTCCATTCTTTTTTGTATTAACTGTACTTTAGAGCCAACATCAAAAAAGCTCATTACAAAAAGTTTTAAATGTTTCCAAGCAGCTTTAAGTATTTTTGTGAAATTTGTAAAGAAGTTTAATACAGCTCCAGCAGCACCAGCTTTTATTTTTTTCTCTATAGTAGTTTCTGTTAATTTTATTTTATCATCTACTGTATTTTCTTTATATGCTGTTAATACTATTTCTTTTAAAGCTTCTTTATGTGCAAGGTTATCATTTGATATATGTGACGTATGTACAGCATAAGCTGCTTCACATAATGCTTTAAAACTATATCTTTCTCCTTTAGAAGGTTTAATAGCTTTAAATCCTATAGTATCATTTTGTACTATAGATTTAAATTGATTGTCTATATTATTCAATCTACCCAAGTTGTCCAGCCTCCCTTCTTCTTTCAATTTCTCTATTGATTCTATCGTTAATATCTCTTAAGAATTGTACTTTATTTGTAAGAGCTTTAACATCTTTCAAGTTACCATTCTTTTTAGCTTCTTGTCTATCTTCAATAGCTTTAGTTAATTCAGTATCATAATATTCGTATATCATATCTAAACCTTCATCTGTTTCTTTATTTTTAGGTAATGCTAAATAAGCTCCTAAAGCAAATAAAGCAGATGATGCTGCTGTAATAATCATAGCTGTCATTTTATCTGGTCTGTTAGATGGTAATTCTACACCTATATCTTGTCTAACACTATCTCTGGCCATATCAAAAGAATCCCAAACACCTTCTGTTGCCATATAAGCCAAAAATCCTCCAACAGCTGACCAGTTACCAATTTTCATATTACGTTGTAATCTATTATGCTTATCGCATACTTCTTTTGCAAATAATTTATACATTTTCTTAGATTCTCTATGTTGTTTCATTTTCTGTATCAGTTTATCACTTTCTTTTTTGATACTAGAAAAAGTATTCTTTAAAGAATCTAATACTTTATTTTCTCCTACAGATGCATAATATTCTTTACCATGTATAATTCCACCTATAACATTTTCTTTAAATGCTTCTTTTTCAGATACTACTCTGTAATGTGTAGAATAGCCACCATTTTCATTTTGTTTCCATTCAGCATCATCAATATAGAAATTTTGTCCACCTACACAATAAACATCTTCGTCTAAATCTGATATTGATTCTAATACAAGATTTTTATTAGGCTCTCTTAGTATAAGAGCTAATGCTTTAGAAGTCTTAAATTCTATATAAGGCATAGATTTTAATTCAATTCCATTTGTTACTACTATTTCAGATATATTACCATCGACTAACTTTACTAATGGTGTATAAAGAATACTATCTAAAAGATTAATTATTTCTCCATTATATCCTAATTGATTAATATTATCTTTTAAATCGATAGTACCATCTCTAAAAGTAGAATTACTATCACTTAATTCTAAAAATATTTTACCCATTATATAATCAGACTCATCTAAATAATCATAAGCATAATTATATATTTTTTGAACAAAATCATCTTTAATATTGAATGTCATAAATTCATTTTCAACCAACAGATCTGGATTTATCTTTCCTCCTATTTTATAACTACTTTTAGTAACAAAAATAACTGGAGTATCATTTTCATATAACATTATAGCTGGAACAAAGAAAATTCTATCTTTATCATCTTGGAAAGCAAATGTTAATATTCCTGTAATTTGTTGATATCTGAAATACTCTGGATTTGAATCTTTCATTTCGTTTGTTGATATAGAATATGTACTTCTAATGACACCTAAAAATTTAGCAAAGTTTTCTAACTCCATAGGATCTTTTGCTGATATATGTTCACATAATCTATGAAAATTAGATATTGTATCTGCTAATATTTTTTTATTATCTTTATTACTACTAGACAATGAATAAGTCATACCATTTTGTACAAATGGTCCATCTTTTAAACGTAAAATCTGTTTATTCATTCTATTAATTACTACTCTTCTGTATAAAGAAATCATATTATTTCTCCTTTCTAAAATTATACCAATACGGTTTATATTACTGGGATTTAGCCCTTCCGGAACTCAGTTTCATATACTAATATAACAAGGAGGAAATAAATCATGATATTCACGAAAGTCAATATTACTGGTGTCAGAAACTCCGAAACAATGGTAGGGGATAATCCTGGTTTTCCTAAAAAAATCAATTATTTCAAACACGATGCTTTCGAAGTAACTGTACTAGGTTCAAGAATAAATAGTGAAGGTCGAAGAGAATGGACAGTTTCTTTTGATAATAAAATTGAAGTATTCAAAGGAGATATAGAGAATCATGAAGAATTAGTCGGAAGACTTGTTCAAATAGTACCATTGAATTTATCTAAAAGATGGATATTAGAATTTTATAATGAATGGCCATCAGATGATACATTTACAAAAAAGATATCTGATGTTTTAAAATCTACAGAAGAAAGAGAAGAATGTTCAGTGTTCATACATAAAGATTTCTTTAAAGTTATGGAAGAATTAGAAGTAGTAGATGCTACTAGATTTTTAGATAACTTTATAGAAAAATTAATTAAGAAATCTTTCGAAAAGAAGTATACTAAAGCAGAAATAGCTAATAAATTAGAGACTATATTTTTAGAATTCAATACACTTACAGATTATAAAGTACAACAATATATCAATAATCCAATGATATCACAAATACTGGTTCTATTATTGTTAGACTATATATTAACAGATAGTATTAGAGGAACTTATAATACAGGTAAGAATTTTAAATTTTATCAAGAATTTATATATACCCTATCTCGAGATATGTTCTACCAAACAAAGATAGACAATGTATTAGGTGTTTTAAATACTAATAAATCTGAAATGGGACCTATGGGTTGGCTTGTAATGGCAGCTATAGAAGAGGATAAAGAAAGAAATAATCCTTTATATAAAATAGAAGTAATAGGTCATAAGGACTCTGAAAGATATAGAGTAGTAAAAGAAATAGGAAATATATTATTTAGCAAATATATGGAAAAACCATTTTTCGATCAAAAGACTTATGGGGAAAATTTCTCTGGTCTATCAGAAAACCAAGTTTCTCAAAGTACTGGTTTATATCTCACTAATCAACCAACAACAATAGCATCTTTAAATCCAGCTGTAGATTTACAAGGTAATGCTATTGACTCTGTACAAGTAAATCAAAGTAATTTACGTACAATGAACTATAGAAAAATTGCTAATAGAATAGATCAATTAGAAGATGAAGCATCTGTAATAGAAAATTTAGCACAAAAAGAATCTTTATTAGAGACAGCTAAATTTATTATTAATGATATATTCGATATTCAACAACAAGATGAAAATAATTATCCTGAAATGAATGTTCTATTAGATAAAGTACAAGAAGTTATTACTAATATAAATAATGCTGTAATTGGTGAAGAAAATGTTCCCAGTGGAGAAGGTGTTGTAGGTGACGTTACTAAAGAAATAGGTAAACATATCATGAAATTTCCTACAGCTATAGTAGATGGATTTAAATCTATTACTGCAGCACTAAATATGGACTTCTTATCTGATAGAGATAAATCTAATAAGAAATTTATGGGTGATAGACCATTAAGAGCTAAAAGATTCTTTATGAGAATAGAAGAATTGACAGATAAAATATTACCTGACGCTATTAAGATTGGTCCTATTGTTCTAGAAGCTGATAAAATGAAAAATCAAGCTATGATGGCAAAAGCTAATATGAAAAATAGATGGATGCAGGCATACGATAAAAGAAGAGAAGAAAGAGGATATGATACTAAGAGATTAGCAGAAAATTATATCGAAGATTTCTTACATTATAAAGATATGGTAGTATCTTCTGAAGATTTTAATGATGTAGTTAAAGGCACAAAAAGAACAGTGTCAGCTGCTAAAAATGCTTGGAGAATAATTGCTATGAAAAAAGCATTTAGAGAAGCTAAAATAGCATTGAAATATTTACTTGATCATACTAATCCTGAAGAATATGATACAAGAAGAGTAGCTATGGATCATATAGAATATTGGGAAGAATTAGCAGAAAGATTTGAAGCAGAAAATAATGAAGAAAGTACTAAAATGGCTAAGGCTATTAGAAAAGAAATGAATGCATTCAAAGATAAATTTCGTAATAGAATAAAATTCAATAAAGGTCTTGGAGAATTTATGTCTGTTTCTAAATCAGATAAAGAAGAAGAAGATTACTATAATGAAGATGGTGAAGATCCCAGAGAGAAAGTAGAAGAAATAGTAGAGAATGATTATTCTGATGAAGAAGAAAAAGAAGAAGCGGTTGATGAACTAGAAGAAAAGATTCTGGATAAATTAGCAGATAAAGGTGCTATCTCAAAAGATGAAGCTGATGAAGCTATGGGAGAAAATGTCTTCGATGTCTGGAGATTAAATAAGATGTCTGATAGAGTAGACGATAAATATAAAGAGAAATTAAGTGCTCGTGTTAAAAAAGCAAATGATGACTATGAAGCAGCTAAAGCTAAAGGTGACGAAAAACAAATGATCTCTACATTTAAAAAAAAGGCTAGGTTAGACGGTTATCAAACTTTTTTAGGTGCATTTCCAGCACATAAATTAAGACAACTTATAAAAGAAAGAGGAAAAGTATTTATTGTATTCTATAAAGGAAGCAGTAATTTCTCTAAATTGATAAACTATTGGACAGACTCTGCATTTACACATGTTGACTTTATTATAGATGGATCTATTTATGGAGTAGTAGAAGGTGGATCTGGAAGACACCAAATTAAACATGGTAATGATGTTGAAGTAGTAGTTTTTGAATTAGATCCTAAAGTTAAGAAAGAACTGATCCAAGAATATTTAAAACAAGAAGAAGGAAAAGGATATTGGGCTTGGGGTGTATTTAAAGCACAAGTATTACAATTACCTTCTAAGAAAAAAGAATTATTCACAAAATGGTATTGTTCTCAATTTGCTGCAGCTGCTATAGATTATGCTACAGATAAAAAATTAAAATTCAGAGGTAAAGCTCTGTTAGATTATGGATATGACTGGTTCGCACCTCAAGATGTGTTTGAATTAGTACAATCTTGTGGATTAGTGAAAAAGCCAGTTAAGTTATAGGTGATATAATGTTAATATTAGCAGATGAACATGGTATTTTAAGATACGAAGATGGTAGTAAAGTAAATACTAGAGATTATTTATTAACAAAACCATACATCAAAAGATATTATGATTATAATACAAAAAATCAATCAGCTATAAATCTTTATGTATTATTAAAGAAATTAGGGGTTAAAAATTGTAATGAACATTTACAGATCTTTAACCCCCAGTTGATTGGGGTAGATCCTTGGGATCCATTATTAAAAGATAATGTTAAATTACAAATAATACAAGAATGCATGCACAATTATTGGTATGTATACAGAGAAATATTAAAAGTAAATAATGGACTAGATCCATTTGATTTAAATATATTTAACTATACAGCAATTTATTTTATGTTACGTAATATTAATTTCTTTCTAGAAGCTAGTCGTCAATTAGGAAAGACACAAGTTATTTCTACACATAGTGGAATAGAACATAATTTTGGAAGAAATATTAATATGGCGTCAACACATTATGATGCTGCTATGGGTGCTAAAAACTTAAATAAAATTGAAGCTATTATTCAAACATTCCCTAGCTGGATGCAATTCTTTAATAAATCTGTCGGTAAGACAGATAAAAAAACAGGTCTGTCAGAAATAAAATCTAAAGCTAAATCTGCAGGTAAAAAACAATCAATGAAAAATGAAATGTTTAATAATTTGATTGAATTATTTGTTATAGGACAACAAGAATCTAAAGCCGATAATGCTGGAAGGGGAGGAACTATTCCTTGTTGGTTTATGGATGAGTTGGCTGCTACTAAACATAATAAAATTGCATTTGAATCTTTGAACCAAACAACCAAAGAAGCAAAAGCTATTGCTAAAAAAGATGATAGACCATTTGGTTACAGATTATTAGGAACACCTGGTAAACTAGATACACCAGAAGGTCAATGGATGCAAGAGAATCTATTATCTAGATATATTCCTATGAATGAGAATAGCTTAGAAGTATTAGATATGACAGAAGATGAGATTAGAGAATATGCTAAGCAAAGAAGTATAGATCAAATATTCCATATTAAATATGAATTTGACATAATAGGTAAAGATGCAGACTGGTTCTCAGATCGTTGTGAAGGACAGTCTGTTGATGGTATTCGTAGAGAGTTACTTCTTATATGGGAAGATGTATCAAGTGCATCTCCATTCCCAGCTACTGAATTAGCTACATTAACTACATATGCTGAGAAAAAAGAAAAGAAATCCTATTCATTAAATATGGATATTGCTGGATTAACAAATGAAGTCTTTATAGATATATATCCACAAGGAGATGAATTATATTCGGATTGGATAGATTTCTTTACTTATAATTATAGAGAAGGAATTGTTGTTGGAGTAGATGTGTCCAGAGGTTTAGGTGGTCCGAATGACTCAACTGTTTATTCTTTTGTAGATGTTAATACAGGAGTATTAGTAGGATTAATTAAAAATAATACTTTAGAAATGAATGATTTAGTATTGCTCACAAAAGGTTTATGTGAAATAGCAATAAAAAATGGTATTAAAATGGCTCTTGCGATAGAAAGAAATGATGGAACATCTACAGCTTTAATACAGTCTTTAAAATATATGCCACATATACAACCATTCTTGATACCTTTCCCAGCAGCTGAATGGAAATTAAATAATGCTTTTGATACTAATGTTGATTATGAATATTTAGATGAATATGGACAATCACAAAAAAGTGATTTTGGATTTGCTATGAATGGTGCTGCCAGAGATAAGATTATTGCTTTAATTCAATTATTAGTAAGAAAATATACACGTTGTATAGCAGTAACAGATTTAGTAGATGAAATAAAGACATTAGTAGTATATAGTAAAAAGAATGTTAATGGAGGTACTACAACTAAGATAGCAGCAGCACCTGGTAAACATGATGACATTGTTATGTCTGTTGGTCATGCTTATAATGCTATGTATTATTATGCTAGTATATTAAAAAGAAGACATGGTATCATAGTAGATGTTAAGAAATGGCTAATAAATGAGAATAGAACTGCATTCTCTTTCTCTAATAGACCACCATCAGCTAGAATCACTGTTACATTTAAAGAGGTCGAAGGTGTAATGCAAGAAATCTTCTATGATAATAAATATAATAAAGTATTAACAGAAGAAGAAGTAGATCAAATATTATCTGAAGAAAATCCTACGGATAAATATGTTTCTGATGCTCATTATAAACCTAAAGAAGAAGTTAAAATAGTAGACGAAATGTATGAACGATCTGTAGAAAGATTTAAACAAATAGGATCAAATAATATCAAGGTAGTATCAAATGAAGATTATGATTTATATAAGAATGGATTAGCAGAATCTAATAATATATATGATGACAATTGTGTTAATATGATGAATGAAATGTTATCATTAGCAGAGCAAAAATTCTAAAGAATTACTGGAGGTGAAATGGTTGAGTATAGATTTGTATGATTTTTTGGTTAAAAAACCAGACAGTAATATAATAGGAGAATCTGTTAAAATAGTACCTCATGGAGAGGACGGAGAAGGTGATTTTGACATTCCTACTGGAAACGGAGACGAGATGTTCGGAGATTCTGATCCCTCGGTTGGACAATCTGATGATTTCGATATGGGATCTTCAGATGACGGGTTTGGATTTGATGAAGAAGGCGTTGAAGATGAAAATGGAAAGATTATAAATCCAATGGAAGATATAGAAAATGCTGATCTTTCTTTAACTACTGAATTAAGAGGTAACTTTGCTACTTTATATAAAGAAAATAAAGCAACATATGAAAAGTTACTTTCTAAGAACCTGGATTCGTCGGAATTTGGAGCAGATTTTAAAGAGATAGAAGAACAGTATAAGACTATTCTTCAAAATATTCGACTTTATCTAAAAAATAAATTCGATAAAGAGAGTATTGTTACCAAGATTCTTCAATTAAATGATTTCAAAAGACAACTTAATACTTTGCATGACTCTTCGAATACTATACTATCTAAGATGGGAGTCAAAGAAGAAAAAGAAGAAGAAATATTTTAAAAAATTAAAAACCGAGAGGAGATAAAAATGAGCGAAATGAACTTAACAAGAGATGCTAGAAAACTTTGGGACATAGCATCTGAATTAAGAGAATACACAAGAAGAGAATTTGGTCAAGAATTTACAAAGCCGCTTTCTAATTTAGGAGAAAATGGTGTATTCGATATAGCTAATTTCTTAGCTGATAGAGTATTTGCTAATGAATTCGAAGCTTTAGAAAAAGCTAAATCTGCAATGGGAGAAGATTCTGTTAAAGCAGCATTTAAAGAAGAATTCTTAAATCACTTAAAAGAAAACTTAGTAACATCACAAGAAAATTCAATATTTAAATATTCACAAAATACTGGACAATATGTTTCTAACTTGTCTACTATTGATCAATTACATATGGTTGCTTTGATAGCTGGTGTAATACAATCTACTTATTCTATAATCTTTAAAACACATGTTGAAAAAGGATTAACATTCACAAGAGAAGTCGACCTTCCTTATGTTATAACTTCAGATGGGGAAATGATAGATTTCTTTGATTTAGTAAACAATGGTAAAAAATTATTAGAAGTAGCTGGAACAAACTCTCCTACATCTACTGTAGAATTTACAGTAACTGGAGGAAAAGTAACTGGAAACATCATAGATGAATATAATAAAGAATTACTTGCTAAAGATCCTACAACAAACAGAATTACTGGACCTTATGATTTCTTAAATAGAGGACTAGAAATAGTCGAAATTACAGAAAATGGTAAGAAAATACCAGTTAAATGGGTAGGAACTGGATATCCAACTCAATCTGGTCAAAGATCAGATGTAGTTACTACTTTCTCTGCTACATTAACAGATAAAGAAGAAAAAGCTACTAAGACTGTAAGAGTACTTGGAGACGTTAAATTAAATGGAGATATCGTTTTATTCGTAGACGGTGGAACTGTAACTAAAATAAAAGTTAAATTTAATTTACCAGCAATTGGACCAAGAAGACCAATCCAATTCAACACAAGAAAAACACCTATCGTTGTTCAAATTGGAGAAAGCTTCTCTGCACAAACTACTCTTAACCAAAACTTCTTAGAAAAGAATACACTTGTGCTTAAAGCTAACTTAATAGAAGACTTCCATAAGTTCTCTATGACAGCTGTAAATAGACATAAAGATGAATATGCATTCCAATTCATTGATGATACTATTGCTAAATTAGAAGGAATAGCTGCTAATGCTAACCCATTAGAAAACTTCGAAACAACATTAACTAAAAACAGAACTTTCGCTAAAGAAACTGTTGAAGCTTACAATGCAAACAAAGGTTACGTTTCTACATTAGAAGGTAACGAAGATGTATTGTCAAGAGCAATGTTTAAAGTAACTAACAAACTTGAACAAGCATTGAATCCTCAAGAAAGAAAATATACTATCTATGGATCAACTGCATCAGCTCAATGGGTAAGAGAAGCTGACGGTGGACACTTCAACAAATTCCAAGAACTTGGAGATTTGGGAGAGGGATCATTAGCTGGATTAAGCTTACCTTATCAATTAAGAAAAATAAGAATCGGTGGACATGCAACTGGATACTTCATTTCTACAAATGCAAGAAAATCTACAGTTGAAAACTCTGTATCATTCACACCTGCTGGACATACAACTCCTAAAACAGCTGATATAGATGTTCATAGATATGTAGTAAACACTAACTATGAAGCTCACTTGGATACTTATGCATTCTTACAAGGTCCTGAATACATTGAACAAGGTACAGGAACTGACCAATTTGGTAAGAATACATCACTTCAATTAGAAACAATGTTCGAAATGACTGCGTTCAATGAATCAATTGGAGTAATAGACTTCAAAGAAGATCCACTTAACTTTAATTAATAATTAGACGGGCGAAAGTCCGTCTTACTTTATCTTATATATAAATAAGGAGGAAAGAATATGGGAATAAATTCCATAGTAAATAAACATCTTTCTACTTACGGTGAAGCTTATGGTTTCAAAAAAGTAAAGAAAGAAAGAAAATATAGCAGAGTAATTCAAGGTGAATGTTTAGCTCCTGTTGCATATTCTGTTTTACAAGCTAGAGCAGAAAATATGAGATTAAGAACTAAACTTAGAGCATCTTATTACGTTGCATCTGGAGAAGCAGACACTAAAAAGAAATTAGACTGGAAAATGGCTAAAGACGCTCTTGGAGATGCTAAAAAGAATATAGAAAATTTCATTAAATTAATAATAGAAGCAATTAAAAATGCTTGGAAATGGATTACTTCAAATAAATCTAAATGGGAACAAAGACTTCCTAAATTAGAAAAACATTTAGGTAAAATAAGAAGAGCTAAAATAGATAAGCCAATTTCTGTACCTGATATTAAAAACCAAAGAGGAACGATTACTGAAATAATGAAAACTCTTACTTTGTTACAAGGTGGATTAAAAGCTGGTAAATTAGACTTACCTGCAGATTATGATCCTAAAGCTCCTAACTATAAAACTAGTCTTTCAAAAGATGAAAAGAAAGCTACTAAACAAATATCTACAGCTGCTGAAGCTGAAGCTTACTTTAAAGAAATTAAAGGTTTAGCATCTGAATTAATGTTAGCTGAAGAAAAATTAAATATGGCTAAAGAAACTTTCGAAAAAGTTCTTAAAGACAAAGATAGAAAGAAAGAAGATAAAGAACTTGAATCTAAAGCACAAGCTATGCTTAAATCTACTAATAAAGCTATTGCTGATCTTCAAAAAACATGGGGAAGATTGTGGCAAGGTGCTGGGGCTCTATTAAAATTAAGTCCTAATAGTAAAGAACAGCAAATGATGAGAAATGTTGCAGCTAGTGCTGTTAAAGCAGATAGAAAATTTGGTGCTTCTAATGACGACATTAAAGAAAATCTTACAAAAATAAAAAAGAATTTTAGAATAAAATAATTAACTGCCCTTCGGGGCAGTCTTTATTTTCAAGAAATGAGGAAATATTATGAATAAGGATAGAAAGTATAACCGTAGAATACTTGCAGAAACGCTTAAATTGACTTCTCCGAGACTTTCTACAGTTAAAGGTGAGAACTATAGACTAAAAACAAAACTTAAAGCTATGGTGCTTGTAGCGAGTTCTGAAGGAACTACATATAGTAGTAAAGATGTATTAAAAAAAATGGATTCTTTTGGCACTAATAAATTTATGGATTGGATGAATCATATATTTGAAGTAATAAGAAGATTCTTTACACAGATGTGGAGAGCCTTAACTACAAACGTACCTAAATTAAAAAAGAATATTGAAAAAACAATTAAATTGTTAGCTGAACTAGCTGTAAATGTAGAAACAATATCAAATGTTACACATAAAGGTATTTATGTAAGACATGAAGATAAAGTAAAAGAAGCTATATCAGATTTAAAAGATATACATGAATTTACAAATAAAATAAATGATGTTATAAATCAAAGATTAAAAGATTTAGCAAGTGGTAATAAAATAGAAATGATTAAAGATGCTAAAATATTTAAGAAGCTAACAGATAAAACAACAGAATGGGACACTAGTGCCGATTCAAAAATAGCATCTAATCCTACAGCTAAACCTGTAGTAGCACCTTATATAGTTGTAGAAGATGCTGATGGTAATTTACCAGAGGGTATAAATATTAATGATTATACTCAACCAGAAACTTCTAAAGCTTTAATAGGACCTCTTAAAAAACATTTAGTATCTTTAGAAAATTATGAACATATCTATAAAGTAGTACAAGCTAATTTAGATAGATTAGAAGATAAAAGACGAAACTTAATGAGATCAATAAATAAAAATACAGCTGCTGATGGAGTAGATTATAAAGCAATAAAAAATGAATTATCTCCATTACTGACTAATTATTTAAGATTAGCACAAAATCATTTTGCTAGTAATTTAAAATGGGTTGGTAGTGAAATGAAAGAATTTGGTAAAATGTTTAAATTATTACATAAAGATTATGTAAAAGGTGAAAGACAAAGAGATAAAGATATGAAAGCTGGAAAATAAAACATGTAAAATATGAAGATGATAAAGATCTATCGGTACAACCCCATACTCAACCACTTAATAGAATATGGAGTAATAATATATTTCCATATTCGGATAGTAAGGACAAAGAAGATTAATCCCCCGTCCGGGGGATCTATTTTTCTCGTTTCTCAATCATCGGTTTAACCTGTTTCATTTGTAATTGATATAGTAATAAAGTAAATCCTATACCTATTAATATAGGATGCTTAGTCCATTTTAACATATATGACACTAGAGCTGAATGTACAAAATAAAGATAAAAAAGTAAGACTATACTCGGTTCATATTTAACATATTTTTCATCTGTAAATATTCTGGTATATAGTATATAGTAAGCTAATCTAATATATCCTATGATCGAACAACAAATAAAAAATATTTCAAAAAAATCTTTATATTTCATATATCCTCCAATATAATAAAAAAAAGCCCCCAATGGGGGCCAATTATTTTAACGTTGTTCAGTATATCTTAAGAATACAGATATATCTGGTTCTATATAAGGTGCTATTCTTCCATTTTGTCTATGAGAGCATTGTGGGTTTTTACAACTGTATTGTCCAAAGCTTCCTACTTGATTTGCCAATGCTCTATTCTTTTCATCTCTTAAGAATGCTTCACCAGGAATGCAGTATCTTAATTCTTTACCACAATGTGGACATAGATTTGGTTTATCTTTATATGTTAAATATCCATAATCTAATATTTTTAGTACTTCTTGACCATTTGCTTCGATATCGAATCCAAAGTTCCATGGTGAGAATTCAGGATTCAAATCAGCCATTACGAAATGTTTATCATATGCTGTTATTAGATCTACATATTGTTGATATATTGCTGGATTTTCTAATAATAGATCTCTACAAGCAGATCCTAAATATTTATCTGCGTCTACTGGTGTAAGACCATTTTGAGATGCTCTTTGTTGTAATAACATTTTAACTGCTTTAGAATCTTCTATTCTAGTAATTCTTTTTTGTGCTAGTATCATTGTATTAGGTATTAATACTGATGGTAAATAAGTTTGTCTTATTTTTACCATATATGGGGAATTATTTAATCCTTGATTGAATACTTGTTGATATCCCCATGCTGCTCTTTGGTTATCTTTAATACCTGCTGGCAATTTAACTGGAACCATTAAAATCATTGGTCCATTTATTCCAAGCATTGCTTTATATTTAGAATCATCAGGTGTTAATTCTACTGCTACTCTATTTTGTCCTCCACCAATCATTCTTAATTTTCCTTCTCTTATCATTGTTAAGACTTTGTCTCTTACATGGAATACGTCAGCTGTTCCATTCATTACTGCAGATATTGCATTATTTAATTCTAGTATTATACTATCAGCGTTAAAGTTTGCTGGGTAGACTTGTCCCATCATTGGTTGCTGTGGTTGGTTTCCATAATACATATTATTTTTCCTCCTTGATTATTTAGTCTTCAAAAAATGGTTCAGTGTCATTATATATTTCGTCGTCCATTTTTTGTTGTTCTATGAATTGTTTACGATAAAAATTTTCTAAATCTTTTCCAGTTAATTCTGGAGGTGCAGGTTGAACCATTTTTTCTTCAATTACTTCTACACCTATTGAATCACCTTCTAAATTCACTTCTCTTTCTAACTCTTGTAATAATTCTTCTATAGGTTCAAGATTTCTTTCTGAATAGATATCTTCACCAATCATATCTGAATTAAAATATGGAGCATAAGAGAATGATAAGTCTCTACCATTTAATATAACAGTATGACTTACTTCATATAGATTATGAATTATTCCTCCAAAATCTATTGTGTTATAAATGCATCCAATATCATCGAATAAACTTTTACTCGAAGATTTGATATGGGTATTAACAGCACATTCGTCGATTACCGGATTCTCGACGAGCATGCCATTCTTTATTGTAATCAAGTTTGGTGACCGCAGCATATCTGCGATTTTTAATCGATCATAGTAAGAAGAATTCATTATAAGATTCGATAAGTTACGAGCATATTCAGCTGAACTTCTATCAAATCCTCTTATAATTTTATTCTTGACTATACCATCTGTATCTAATAAGATAAGATTAAAAGCCGTATAGGATGTACCGTCGTACTTACCTATGTCTGTTTGATTTTCTTCTATACTATTAACACTACTTTCTTGATTACTATATCCTAGTTGTACCCAGGCAGGATCATTCCTGTTGATATTGGTTGATTGAAACCCGCATTTGTGTTCCATCCATTCATAACGTTTGGTGATTGTAATGGTGCATTATTCATTGGTTGAGCTATTGGCATTTGTTGCATAGGTTGTCCCCATGTATTAGCCATAGGTGCTTGTTGTGGTATTACCTGTTGTGGTATTTGTTGATAAGTATTATCTGGAACATTTACAATTTGTGGTGTTCCGTATACAGGACTATTCTTTTGTTGTTGCAGTCTTAATAAGTTATTTCCATAAGCTGGATTTCTTAATGTTTCACGTCTAGTATTATAATAGAATTCTGTACAGATTTCTACTAATCCTGTTGCAGGATCAATTAATGACAAGTATTTACTATTTGTTACTGGATCATGTGCTCCATAATCTTTTACTGTATAATAAAGTATTGCTCTATCTGTTACTGATTTATCATTTTCATTTGGTGAACCCAACCCTTGTGGGAATTGTCCTATTGGTGTTTGTTGTGCTGGTTGACTTCCCCACGCATTCGCCATAGGTGCTGTATTCACAGGTGCTGGTGCACTATAAGTTGGTACTTGTTGTGGCACATTAGAATAAGTATAATTTGCTGCAGTTGGTGTTATTCCCCATGCGTTTACTATTGGTTGTTGTACTTGTGGAACCATTGGTTGAACTGGTGCTCCGTAAGTTACTGGTTGTTGATAAACTGGTTGCATTGGTTGTGCTACTGGTGCGAATGCTTGATTGTTAAATTGTGGTCCATTGTTTGTATAAACTGGTACCTGTTGTTGTATAGGTTGACCTCCTATTGGTTGAGATGTTACATAATTTGTTAATTGCATTTGATTTCCTCCTTGATTATTTAGATTATTATTTATTGGTTGAACATTTGTTGCTGGTGTTGGTCCTCCTTTATTAATAATTGTTCCACTACTTAATGTGGATCCATTTACCATTGCAGGAGCTTGTGTTGTTTGCATTACTGGTAGAGGTGTTTGTTGTACAGGTACTTGAGCCATTGGTACTGTTGGTTGTATTACTTGACCTCCATTAATTGTAGTCATTATTGGTTGTTGTTGAACAGGTTGTTGTGGTTGAACAGCTGTCCAATTATTTTGTTCTATAGGAAGTTGTCCTGTAGTTAAGTATGTTGTTACCATTTGGTCATAATTCCAATCATCTTGTGACCAAAGTGATTTTGGTTTAGTAGATAACGCTTTGATTCTATCAGCTAACGTATAAGTGAATTGATTACTTAAGTAATTTTCAATTTCAGCATGTTTAATTATTCCAAATGATGCTAGGATATTCATAATTTCTCTTTCTGCATCTGATTTTTCTTTTGAATTCTTTAAAGCATCGGAGATTGACATAGCTATTATTTCTGGAGATGATGTTACGTTATATTCAACTGCCATTCCTCTTAATAACCATGCTCCTAATTCTACCATTGCTGCTTGTACTATAGCTGTAAAGTCTATTGGTGCTTGTTGGTCTGTTGCAGCTGCTACAATTGTATTAACTGCTTCTTGTGTTAAGAATCCATTAGCTACTAATAGGTCTAATGCTGCTTGATTACTAAATAGATCATTAATAACTTTACTGAATGTTACAGTTTGGAATAGTTTATTATTTCTTACCATAACGTCTTGTAATTCTTTATATGATCTCCAGCATTCATATAATGTTCCTGCATTTAGTGCCATTGGTGATGCATCATCAGAATTAATATTCCATACTGATTCTCTTTGAATAGTTAATATAATATTTTCATATTTTATTAAAGCATTTCTAAGAGGATGTTCAGCTGGTAATATCTTGATCATTTCTTCAATAATTTTTGGTACTGCTGGTTTAGACATTTCTTTTCTTGCTGCAAATTTTAAGTTCATATCTCCGCTTCCTACATAACCTAAATTAACTTGTCCACTATCTTTATATCCTGTTGGAACATTATTTGGATTTGTTAAAAATTCTGCTCCTACATTTACTTGACCGGTAGTTGAGTTTATATCATTTGTATATCCATTCATTTATACCACGATCCTTTCATATTAGATTTTTTTTTTTTGATTTTTTTGGTTTGGTATATTTTTAATAATCTGCAGATTATTAACATTCGAATCGAAAAAAACACCTTACACTCCTCTCTTTTAATTTAAAGACAAGAGGTTCATATATCGACGCAGAACCCCGGTCAGAGTAAATCCTGCATTTCAATATGAACCTCTCATCTAAAGAAAGGAAATGATACTATGAATAACATACAAATGTCATTCACGAATACAATGTATTTTGATTCATTTATATTATATATAATATAAAAAAATTAAGAATATCGCTATTCACCATTCATTGCTTTAACCTCTTCTTCGGTCATTTCCATAGCCGTCACTATAGAATTATCAACCAAATTAAAGTCTCTTATTGTAGATCTATAATCGTTACCTATACGGAAACCATCCATGTTCGAAACATAATGAACTCTATTCCATTCAGGAGATCTTTCGGTTCCATTAGTATCTATAAATTTAGCATCACCATCTCTATCCTTTTCTACTAATAAAGAAAAATAATCCTTATCATATATCGTAGCTTTATAACAGAAATAAATTTGTTCTGGTACATTTATTACATCAAATGCTTTCGCTATACTATCAGATGATAAATCTCTTAATATATCATGAGTAGCCGCTTTAGCTAATCTACGTTTTATTTCAGATGATGCTCTATTTAATTGTATCCCGGTTATTACTGGTATTTTAAATTTACTTGCTATTGATCTTAATTGTTCATTCTTTCTTACTAATGCTGCTATTCTTTCTGCTTCATCTTCAGGAGTTAATCTATACTTTAATAAATCAGAATAATCAAATATTAAAGCAACGCATTTTAAACCTTCTCTTTCATAATGTTGCATATCAGTATTCAATTGCTGATAAGAATACTCCCGTGATGTTTCTTTTTGATACATAACAGGAATATCAGATCCAAATTCTTTTAATTTATCTTTTATTTGTTCATCTATTTCTTTATTACTTGTTCGTAAATCATTTTTATCTATACCATAAAAAGAAGCTCTTCTTTCTGTCATCTGTGTTTGATCCATCTCCAAATTTATATATAATATGTACGGAGCATAGCCTGAGGGTACTTTCAAATCAGCTGGTTTATTAGCTATAGACATAAATTCTGCCATATTCTGCATGAAACCTGATTTGAATCCACCTGATATAGATCCTACAATATAAGATTTACCACATTTAAATCCACCGCCTGTTACATGGTCCATCCACATTCCAGTCTTCATTCTATTAACTGATTTCTGGAAATCTTCTTTTAATTGATTTACTCCTCTATCTTTTATATCTGGATTAGTAGATATAAGAACACTTTCTTTTTCTGATACTGATTCTCTTATTTCAGTCATTAATGTAGATAATTCATTTTCTCTTTCTAACATTTCATTAGTAGCCTCTTTAACATCAGATACACCAGATATCATATATTCATTATAAGCATCTTCTAATCTATTAAATGTTCTTTTTACTTTAGATTGAAATTTAACTTTAGCATACAGATTACTAAAATCCGAGAGTATTTCATCGGGTTGGTAATTACCAACCCTAATTATACTTTTTATATCATCGTCGATATTTAATTCTTCGAAATATGTTAATGCTTGTTGAGAATTCTTAATTCCTTTATCCATTAATACATCTGAGAACTTAACAGCTGTTTGAAATACTCTTTTTAAATACTCATCATCTATTTCAGGATCTGATATAGAATGTAAAGCATCATATATATTAACCATTAATTGTCTTTTTTCTGTATGGTTAACCATTAAATCTAAAGTAGTAATTAGTAATGATTTCGATTTATGAAACAAAACTCATCACCCCTTTATGTAATTTTCTATTTCTTCTTTAGATAAAACCAATCCTTGTTCTTCCACTAATTTATAGATTTTATCTACTATTGGAACTGATTGGTCTGAATAAAAGTCAGAGTTTTGATTTTTTTCTGACTCTTCGAAATCATCTTCTAACTTTTGTGTTATTTTAACACGGTATTTACGTGTCAATGATTTAATAAATTCTAAATTAGATAATCCTTCTATACTACGTAAACCAGTTACCACAAATTCTATTCTATCTACATTCTTCATTCTTAACATATTATTACCTATTAAAGATCTAAGATCTTCTTTTCTTTTAGTATGAAGATTTTCTATAACTATTCTATGGAAAGATGGAGCTTTATGATTTTCTATATATTTCCATTTCCATGTATAATCATCATTTACAATAAATTCCATATATCCTTTTATATTATCTATATCAGAGAAATTATGTGTTGTTAATGAATTAGTATAGAATATTTTATTATTAATATTAATGAATTTATGTATATGTCCTCCTACAGAAAATAATCTAGTATTATTTAAAAGATCTTCTGTTTCTATAATAACTGATTTAGGTAAATTAGTAGGATTATCTGTTTTCTTTAAATAAGGTATTACTCCATTTATTGTACCATGAAATATTGTTATATCAGCTGGGTGAGAAAACGCATATTGATAAAAATTTGTGTAATTATCAAAATATGGTTCAGGTAAAAATCTAAATACTAAATTATTTATTTTTTCGTACATTACTTGTGTAAAACATTTTAATACATTGTCATTTTCATAATGTTGTTGTAATACTTCTATTATTTTTCCTTCATGTGTAGCTGTACCTTTTATTATACGAAAAAGTGTATTTGTCTCTTCACATGCTTTTCTTATATTAGCTACAAATTTCATAGCATTAACAAATCTTCGGTCATCTGTAGAATAAACTTTATGTGTAAGATCTCCTGCAAAAATTAAAAGATCTACAGGATCGGTATAAAGTTTAGTCTTTAAATCTAATAATTCTGTCGAATCATATCTATCTATATCATCATTAGAAATATATAAATGTAGATCACTGTATACTCTTATTTTCATTATATTTTTTTCCTTTCTTATGCTACGAAATGACAATATCCATCCCATGATAACATTACACCAGTAGATGCAAATATACCATCATCATATTTGTCATTATCTTTTATCATGTCTTCTATATTTTTAATTATATTATCTTTTGTAAAATCATCTGTTACTATTATATTTTCCATATCCTTTTTAAATTTACTGTTATAACCTAAAGAAAGAGTATAAGCTGTAGCTTCAGTTTTACTATTTATAATATCTATAGACTTTCCTAATACTTTATAATTTTTTCTACCATTTTCTCCTACTGTATAAGTAAATTTTTCTGTCAACATATATGTAGGACTATTAGCTATCTGAAGTTCATCTTTTCTTTTTATTATATATACTGCTATGCTATTTAGTGTTTCACTATCCTCTAATGATACATAAGCTACATTAAAAAAAGAAATATCGTCTTTATCGAATATGTTCATATCTTCAGTATAATATGTTGAAAGAAAGTTTTTTAAATCTTTCTCTCTATCTTCAACTAATTTATCTGCCCAACCTACAATAGGTACTTTTTTTTCTATAAAATTTTTTAATTTCATTTTTTACCTCCAAATATTTTATTTTTACTTAATGGGTTTAGTAAAATTTTGTTAAATATATGGATAATACCACTATTTTTTAATTATTATATATAATATAAATGACAGAAAAATAATAAATAAAGGAGATGATGTTATGAAAATAACAAAAATGTCAAAATTAGAAGAAAAGAAAAGTGATCTTTTACCTGATATAGAAATATCAGGTAGATCAAAAGTAAAGGTTCCAAAAAATTTAGTGGAGTTTCTGGAGAGAGAGTTCATAAAGTTCCACGGAGAAGAAGTTTACAATAGAGTTATCCAATATCAAAATTGGCATCTCATTTTACTTACACCTAAGGCTATTATGATAGAACCTATTACAAGAAAACATTGTCATAAAATATACAGTACAATAGTAACTTATAATAAAAATGGTGTAGCTATTATAGCAACTGGAAAAATTGAAAGTACTACATTTACTAAAAAGGAACTGGACAATCACGTTATTGATGACTTGGAACATCTGTTAACATATGCTAATAAAAGATTTAATATAAAATAGGAGGAAAATTAATGAAAATTACAAATTTTAAATTAGAAAGAAGAGTTATATTTATGGGGAATCCGGAACCTTTACATGGTTCCTTAGTTATACAAGAAGTGAGTGAAAGGGAAGTTGATTATGAAATACCTAAAGCTTTAGAAAATTATATATATCAGTATTTCGAAGAAAGTTGGAATTATGGAACAAAATATGCGGAAGAAATACTTAAAGAAGATTTCGTTCTTATTGGGTATATAGGATTAAGAGGATGGATATTAAAATCAAAAGGAAAGTTACCTTTCCGTATATATTTCGATAAAGAAAAATTTAATATTTATTCTGAGAAAGAACCTGTTGCGCTTGATGGTTATATAGATTATCAATTGACAGGTGTTCAACAAGCATTAGAAGATATATCTAAATATTTTGAAAAATATGTTGATGAATTATTAAATCATATGTGGTAATTTAGATAGGCTTAATATATTGTCATTATATATAATATAACTGATAAACAAAAATAAAATAAAAATTATGGAGGTATTCTTATGAAAATATTAAAATTAGTAGGTGGAGTAGCACTTGGTTATCTGATCGTAAAGGGAGTTCAAGGAGTAATAAAAATTCAACAATTACATGAGACTGATGCAGAACTTGCAGAAGCAAGAGAACTCTACAAGGAGGCTGGAGAAAACTACAAAAACGTCCTGGCAGAAAAGTTGCAACAAGAAAAAGAAAAGAAACAAAAAGAGTTGAAAGAAAAGATCGAGGACATGAAGGAAAAAGCTGTTGAAGCAGTTGAAGGAGGTGTATTATAATGAATTTAACAAAAGACCATCTAATAGGTGCTGGAATAGGTGCCGGTGCAGCATTAGTTTTAACAGGAAGCATCGTTGGAATTGCAAAACTTGTAAAAAGACACAAAGTTAAAAAAATGGCTGAGCAGATAAAAACTCTGCAAGCCGCAACTGCAGCAACTGTTAACAATATCAAATAAGAACCTCTTCGGAGGTTTTTTTTTTTCGTAAAAATATAGAGCCCCATATGGGGCTCATTTTATTTTCTACCTTGAAAATAATTAATTGTGTTGTTTAATGCTTCTACAGTTTCTTTTCTGTCAGCTAATAATCTGTTAGCTTTTCTTTCTTTTATATCTTGAACTATTTTAGCTTGTTCAGATAAAGGTTTTATTTTTTTCTTATTAGTTTCTTCGAAAACTTTAGCATAAGCTTCGCCTACAGCTTTTTGTATCATATTACTTAATTCTTTTACTTGATTATCCATATATTCCTCCTTATTCTATAAATTCATCTAAATCTTTTATTTTGTATAATTTAATACCCATATCGTGCGTTGCTTTCATATATTTATTCAATATTATAGATCCTATATTTGGAACATATATTCCAATATTTACAGCATCGTCTCCTGTTAGTAAGAATGGTTGTTCTCCCATACAATGTGAACATATTCCACCTTTTACACCTTTACAGAATGCAGGACTTCTTTTCTTATTTAATTTACCAAAATACTTATCTATATTATCGTCTGTTACTAAGACTTCTTGATCTCCGTCTAACACATATCTGTAAATTAAATCTGATTTGTTATCGTCCACTACTTCTAAGTATTCTTTACTACCACAATCTCCTTTATGTGCAACTAAGCTTTGGAATAATGCCGTTAGTCTACTAACCATATATCCTCCTAGTGCTGTATCTTGTGCTCTGGCATAAGCTCCAAATATTTGTAAGTTAGCAGCTGCTTGTATGTCTTCGTTCTTCATTCCACTTTTAAGGTTACTTGTTACTAAAGCAATATTTCCTGTTCCTGGATCCGGAATAGCTCCTAAAGATATTTTTAATGTCTTCCAGTCAACATCCCATTTAGGGGATACTTTACTATTATATAAATCAATCATAGGATCGTCTTTATAATACTCTTTACTGAATTCAATCATTTCTTTTTCGAAAGCATCCATAGCACCTGGATCTTTATCTACTTCTATACCTTGTTTATATTTATTATATACTTCCTGCATCTTTTTCTTAAATACAGGATCATCTTCCATCAACATATGGTAACTGATACCTGGACTTACTAAATCTGTTATACTAAATCCTAATTGTTCTTCTTTATTTAATATAGATTTATATTCTTCTACTGTTATTTTTCCTAAAGACAATTCTGTAGCATAATGTGTCATCATATCTCTTATTTTACCAGCATGCATATTGTCATTTTGGAATTCATAATTATTAAGATGACCAAATAATACTTCATTAAAAATAACTCTTCCTAAAGAAGTAAATTTACCTTTCCATTGTACTGTAGTGTCTACATCATATTTATCACATATTTCTAATACTTGAGATACAGTAACATTACCATTAGCATTATCAAATAATATATGTAATTCTTCTTCTGCTTTTTTATCTCTAGTAGTAGGACCTAATATTTTATTCTTTACTAATGTTAAAGAATATAAACCTTGTAGACCTTCTTTACCAATATCTCTAGAAGGAGAACCGTCCATATTCAATACTGAAATTGCTTTCTTATTTATTGTGTCTATAGCATCTCTTGCTTCTTTACTATAAACCAATTTAATCGACATCTTATCCCCCGATAAGTTATATTTGGACTATATCTTCAATCAGCGTTTTTCATCTGATGACGGGCACTTCCAAGGACGTCACTCCATCCTAATCTTAATAGGCTATATAAATTTCATATAGTGTACTTCGTAGAGTACGAGTATCTCAACTCACCCTACACGCTAGTCTCTGAACTTTCCATATTTCACAATGGCTTAGCGGCTGATTATCTAAGATCAGATATTCTTAAAACATTCACGCCTAATCTTTCGATTTACGTTGTAGTTATCTGATATGTAAAGACTTTCCAGCAATTCACCCGTTTTTACTACGACAGGGAAAAATTATCGTACTTTGGAGTCTTTATATTTCTATAAAGAAAGACTATATCTTCACTGATTATTTTTCAAATCAGGCTACGCGCTTCCAACCTCAAAATGTCAAAAGGTAGTTAATCTTAATAACTTTATTGTACTTCGTAGAGTACGAGTATCTCAACTCACCCTACACGCTAGTCGTTGAACCTTATTCTGATAACAGAATATCAGAATCTTGGCTGCTGATTGCCCAATCTAAATATTTTTCAAACATATCACGCTTACCGTTACCAGTTACGTTGTAGTATATTTAGCTCTAAGGGGTTTCCAGCAGTTCACGTAGTTTTACGGAAACGTCCGTTATCCCATTTTATAGGTAAACTAAAAGATCGAATTTTGTATTCATATCCGTGTTCCTTACACCAATTCTCAGCATATCCATTAAGTATGTAACCTTTTATGAATTGACGTATTGATTCTTGATTTATATGGACTATAACTCCAATATCAGCATATCCTCGTTTCTTTTCAAAATATAGTTTACAAATCTCATTTTTAAGAGATTTAGACCAAGAATGATAGCTGGCTTTTCTGTTAGCTGCATTAATAGTATTTGTAACCCATCTCAAGTTCTCTAATCTATTATCAGATGGATCCTGATTTATATGATCTACTTGGAAGGTCATGGTGATATCGTTAAAGAAATGTTCAGTACCTTTTCTAGTGAAAGATTCTAATACTAATCTATGAATTCTCGCAGTATGTTTTCTACCATCTAGACCGTATAATTTTACTTTGAGATATCCTTTCTCATCAGGATGTGGTTTGATTGGTCTAAGATCATTCAAATCAGTAACTCTTTTTTCATTCATGTTACTAAACAATTCACCATCCTCTGTTACAACATATCTTCTTCCTAACAGTGCTGTTGGTCCTAAATTTACGTAAGCCCATCTTTTGTTTATTTTCATATTGTTACCTCCTATTATTTTTTATAATAGTTAGTTTATTCAATCCTCGCATTGGGCAAAAAATCAAGAGGTAACACTCATTTAACACGGGTTTTATGCACAAAATTCGACTTTTTTAAAATCATCTCCGTCCAGCTTTCCAAGATATAAGTTCGAGATTCTCATCGTTTCATCGAATGCTTTATCTAACAATCCTGGCGATTTTATAAATTTTCTTATATTAGGATATTCATCTTTGAATGAATAAATAGGTTCTTCATCATCATGATCTAAAAATACTTCACAATCACCATAATCTTCTACAAAAGTAGACACTACCGGTTGTACAAATATATTAGAATCTTTATCTGTTACAGGATACCGTGTTAAGACTGCTCTTAAATTATGTTTGTATAATTGTATAGCAAAGAAAAATAAATCCATCCATGTCATATATCTTTCTTCTCTATATGCAGCACCATGGTCATCTCTGTAATCGAATGTTAGAAGAACTTCTCTTCCATTCTTTCCTAATACAGGTTTTATTCTTTGTATTTGAGAATGATCAAAGTTAATCATACATTCTTGGATATATTCATCATTAAAGAAGTTATCAAAATCTACTTGATCCATATCTGGAAATTTCCCATAGTCAAATAAAGATTGTAAGACTCTTTTAGTACTTCCTAATGCATGTACAGGAGCTCCATTTAAGAAGTGATGTAATGGTATACTAGCATGATCTAATTTATGTCTAGCTTTACCTATTATATCTTTATTTCTTACTTCTGGTGCTGTTATGACCAATCTAATAGAATTGTCTACTACTCTTCCCATAGCTGATGATTTCAATAATCCTGTTTTTTTATCATTGGTAGCTTTTTTAAAGTATTCAAATATGTTATTTACGATACCTTGCATTTTCATATCATTCCAATTAGATTCAAACATTACCCTTTTTCTAAATTCTGCTGCTTTTAATAGGTCTATATACATCTGATTTAATTCATCCATTTTAATACTATCAGACTCTGTATCTAGATCCCTATAGTGTAAAGGCTTTACTATTATTTTATCTATAAAGAATTCATCTCTAGTTAATTTATCGTAAGCTATTTTCATTTTACGAGTCGTTAACTTTGTTCTATCATCGGTTTTTAATTTGGATAAATTAATTTTATCGAAATTATTATATAGCCATGTTAAACCTGTATCTCCGTTCTCATCAGGAATTAAATCTCCAGATTCATCTATAATGAATCTTTTATTACCACTAATTATTAAAGGTAGGTCTCTCCATAATCTGGAAGATATAGCATATAATAAAGGATGGACTACTGGTCCATGTAATCTTATAAATCCGAATGTAGTAGCCGTGGCTTCTCCGTATCCAAAAATATTAGGGTCAAATAAAGAACCAGGTCCTCCGACATTTTGAGAAGTTACTTCTAATATATGCTTATTACGAATCATTTTATTAGCATTCAATAATCGGGTTTGCATTATCTATCTCCTTTCTCTTCTTGTAAATTTCTATATATTTCTCCAATTTGTGCTTCAAATTTTCCTAACTCACTATTAGCCTTTTCTTTTCTTTGTCTTTCTTCAGCTAGTTTTAATTGTTGTTCTTTTTCTCTTTCTTTACTATCTTCTGCTAATCTAGCTTGTATATTTTGCCAATCTGCTATCATACTTTCTATTCTTGTAGTATAAGCTGGTACTATATACTTTTCTATTAAGAATGCCTTTGTTTCTATACGACTTAAATCATAAACGAAATCTAAATTAGCTGTTAAGTATTTCTTATCTACAATATCCATTATATTTTCATAAATATTTTTGATGTCATCAGTTTTTCTTTTTTCTGTTATATCAGGCATATTAAATAATCCAGTAGATATATCATAAGCTTCTTTTCTTCCTAAATAATGATCTTTAAAATATATATCCATAACATCACTTGCTATTGTATGTAATTGAGAATCTACTCTATTAAAGTCTATAGATCTTCTTAAATTATCTTCCATAATTTTCATATCAAGTTTATCACGTTCTTGTTGTGTTAAAAATGTTTTTAATCTAATCGACTTCTCAATTTCGTTTTCTATTTTTTCTTGTAATGATAATTTCACTTGTGTAATGTCAGTTTTTACTTCGGTTATTTCTTTATCTATTTTCGCATCTAATTTATCTATTTTAATATGAGCATTAGCTACATTCTTTTTTATTGGCTTCACTTCTACTTTACTTACATAATTATCAAATTTTTTTTCTATCTCTTCTAATTTTTGCTTTATGTCGTCTATTCTTGGATCTTTCTTAGAATTAACTCTAAGTGTCCATACGAAATAAATTAATATCCCATATAATGGGTAATATATCAACATTTGCTGTAATAAGTTATTATTCATTTTTTCCTCCTAAATTAATATAAAATATATGTATGATAGTTACGGTGAGTTTAAAACACAGCCAAACCAACGTTGATATATTTTTATTTGTAGGAGGTGGATATCGATGATAACACTTAGGGAAATCGTTAATTCTGTTGTTATAAAAAGAAGTGTATTAGCTGATTCTTTAGATAAGATTTTAGAAGAGAATACTGGTTATAGTCCTAGATTAGCTATAATGGAATATAGAGATGCTTATTATAAGACTGACACTTTAGCAGCATACACATTTAGAATTAATGATCTTGCCAAGTTCACAGATGACCCAGATAAGCTTAATCAAATGGTAAAAGATAATAGATTTATATATACTTATTTAGATGAAGTAGCTCAAGAAGAGTTATTAAATAAAAAAAGACAAGAAGTATTAACTGAGTATTTTGAATATAATGAATATTATAGGATATTGATGGGATTACCTAGATTAAAAGTTAAAGGTAATACATTAGTAGAAGATCCAGCATATTTTGTCTATCTAGATTCAAATGTTATATTACAGGGTGTAGATAATAGAGTGCCTATACATATGATGACAGATCTACAAAAAAGAACATTGGTTTCTTCTGGCGAAATGGCTAAATTAATATTGAAGTATCCTAATTTAGAATATTTAAAATATGTTGGTAAAGGAATAAGTGCTTTAGATTGTAGAGATGCTAAAGAATACGAAATAATATATGTAGATACATCAACTTCTAACATGAGAATGTTTGTAGATCATTATAGACAAGTTAGAAATAACTTTATGGTCAATTATTATGATGAAGTATCTTCAGTAAGGTATACTTTTTATGAACCTTTACAATGTGTTAATCTAATTATGGCTGCTATGGCAAATGTTAATGCATATATACCACGTAATCAGTTAGATAGTGAGACTATAGATGAATCTGAAATATATAATCTATTTGAATCTTATGGAGTACCAAAATTTAATTTCTCTTTAGAGTATTTACAAAAAATAGCTCAAAAATTAAACACATTTATGAGAAAAAAAGGTTCTAAAGCAGTAATAAATGAAATAAGTAAATCATTTAATGAAATAACTATTTTCAAATACTTCTTGTGGAAAAGAATTAATCCAAATGTAACAGATATGACATTATCTCCTAAAGAGAAATACGAATTATTTTATGTTAAAGCACCTATTATGGCAGATGATCCTTATGAATACGTAAAAGATCCAGAAAATCTAGTTCCATTTAGAGATATAGCTGATGCTGATGAAAAATGGGGAGAAGATGGTAATAATTTAGAAGATGAAATTAAAGCTATGGACTTTTCTTATTCTGAAGGTAAGTATTTATCATTAAATAACAAAATAGATTTAGCATCTTTTACATTTGAAATGAGTTTTTTTGTTAGATATGTTATAGAACATGAGAAACCTTTCAGAAATGTTACTATATATTTAGATACTGCTGGATATAATGCTACGTTATTCGAAGTTATATCTTATTTACAGTGCTTAGTATTCAGAAAAATGAAATTAAGACCTGATATACCAGACACAATGCAAAGTGTATTATATCTATATGGTATAAAATATAATATAGATTTCGAAAGATTAAAAGTATTATTAAAACAGCATTTCAAATACAGTGAATTTAAAAAAGATGTCAATATAGATAATTTTATTTTAATGTTGGATGGAAAAAGATACAATATAGGGGAAGTATTAGATGCTTTTGAGACTAATTTAGATATAGTATATAAATTACGTAAATTACAGAGAAGAGTTAAGACTGTAGATGATTATAAAATAATAGGAGATGTATTAAAAGCTATATCTTATAGTGAGAAATTACCTGAAACATATAGTCATCACACAGATTTAGAACACTTTTTAGGTAGTTATACAGCAGAAAGTGTTAAATTAATTAACCGTATGGATGAAATAAAAAATAAAGCTACTGATCCTAATGACTCTTCTATATATAATCATGAGATATCAGAAGTTATTAATAATATTCGTAGCTTTATAAATGTACATAAGCATAAAAGAATAGCAGATTTATTAGATACTACTCAAACTATATATTCTGATTTCGATTTGTTGAATTATTTAGAGAAAATTATAGATTTCTTTAAATCTTATACACAAGATATAGTATCTAAAGGATTAGAATATAGTATACACGATATTAGAGAAGGTGTTAAATCAATAGAAAGATTAACATATATAATGAACTTAGAGAAATGGGAACAAGTAACTCATGAAATCTTATTTACTAATAACGATAATGAGAAATTAAGAGAAATACCTGATCCTAATTATTTAAGGGATGTTACTCGTAGTAAAGATATTTTAAAATATATAGATCAAAAGACTGGAAATGCTATCGTTATTTCTAAGTCTGGATAAGAAGGAGGACTAGTTTAAATGATGATTAATAATAAAATTAAAGAATTCACTGTATGTGGAGGAGAAGGAACATTTAAATCCCAAGAAGCACGTGATTTCTTTAATAAAGCAAGAAAAGAAGGTAAAACTTCTGTAGGAATAATCCATAAAGAGATTACTAGAGAAGATGGTACTAAATTATGGGAATATGTTGGACATAATGACACCTTAATAGGAGGTACTCAAAATTTAGTATTAAATAATTATGCTAACCTAGATAAAACAAATGTAACGCTGATAAATAACATTGAATCAGAAGCAGGAATGAATCCTACTACAGTAAGTAGATATTTATCTGATAATAGAGTTATATTTGGTTTAGCAGTAGCATGTGATGGAGCAGTATTAATGCAAGAAGAAGTCGTTAAAAGACATAGTAAAGGATTCGTATCTGGTAAAATGATGGCTTTCCAATCTATAGCTACATCTTTAGATGACGTTGAAGCAAATTATAAAAAATATGCTCTAAGAAGTTTAGCATCAAATGGAGAAGCACAATACTTTATTAAATTAATAAATCCTAAAATAGATAACATATCTATTGATAGTGAAAATAATTTGCCTAACTATCCTGATACAGCTTATCATGGTAACAGTGATGTAATGACACGTGTTACTATTGATATTAATATTACAGCTGAAGAATTTATGGGATGGTGGGGTGCTACTTATGGAACAACAGAAGGAGGATTTATGAATTCCTTTATGTTAGTTGCCGGAAGACCTTGTGAAGTGGTTGAAGGCGGAAAGACTATTATCACGTACAGAGATATAATATGTGTAAGAAAAAGTAATTTTGAAAATAAACCTATTAAAAACGCTAAAGTCGAAAAATATTCATATGAATTATATTACGTGTAATCGAGGTGATCGACTATGAGTTTTTGGGACAAAATGGCAGGATTTTTTAATAAATATGGTGGACGTAATGGAACAGAAGCTGCTTCTAATTACCATTCCAATTCTTATGGTACTGTACAAAATAAAATGGGTTCTTTAGGATCTAATTATGGTACATATAATTATAATACTCGAGATACTTCTAATAGAGCAAAAAATAAAACTGGGAATCCAGAAATAAATGCTGGAAATGGAAGATCGAATAGTTATTATGAAGGAAATACACATACACAAATGACTAATTTTGTTAATAAAGCAGGAAATGTCAATAGAACACAAAATAGAGAATCTGGTAATACAGGAAATGCTAAACATAATTCTTTTTATGAAAATAAATCTAAGAAGGGTAAAGAGTATAATCTGTCTTATCCAGCAAACTATGATGCTGCTGACACACAAACAAATGGTCAATTAGGAAAAGATAAAAATGGAAAAACATTCACTACTCCTATGTATGGAAATAAAGTATACGATACTAACTATAATGTAGATGATTCATTCATGTCAACTAAATGGGAAGAAAGATCTCCATTAAAAAAACATAATTATGTTTTGATAAAAATGTAA